ATGTTGGCAGGGCCTCCAATTCTCTGGACTACCTGCCGGTCTTTGTCGAGAAACTCAAACTCAATGCTGACCTTATCTCGCGCTTCCTGATCGGATTCATAGCACCCCTCTGGTGGAGTCCATTGAGCGGTCGCCAAGACGCACACCTGCTCGTCCTTGACCTCCAGCTTGAGGCTGGTGATTCCGGGTATTGGGACGCAGTCTCCGCATGGAGGCGGCGGCTCAGGCTTGCACTGGTAGATTCGCCAGACGGGCTTTCCGTCCTCTTCGTCGGCTATGCAACCCTCTCCAATACTGCTGCACCACACGCAGTCGCCATCGTCCTTGCGGGGGATCGTGATGCTCTTGGCGGGGTCGAAGTCAATGCCGCCGGGGCAACAGCCCACAACGGTTCGCATGGTTGAGCCGTCGCACTGGCAGCAATCGCTTGTGTCTTCATGCGCAAACTCGTAGCCCTGCTCCTGCTGGGCGTCCTTGATCCCGTCGAGGCAGCCAGAGAAATCGTTCTCGGAGCAGTCGAAGTTAGAGCAATTGACGAGAACTGAGGGGGAGTCGCCGCAAACGTCCGGGGGTACGGAACACTGCTGACTACAGCATCCTTCCTCTAAGTCTTCCTTGTTGGGGGTGCCGCCGTTATTCACGCAGTCTTGGGTGTAGGCAGGCTTGTTGACCGGAGTTCCCTTTTCGCAGTACCAGCAATCACAGAGGGGATTGGGGTGCTGCTCGTACCACTGATTGCAGGCTTGTTCGCTGCGGCAATCGTATGGAGCATCGCCGCACTGGCTTTCAAGGAATGGGTTGTCATCTATCCGGTCTGGCTGGCACTTGCCGGTAGAGCATGGATCAGGGGGAATCCATGTGCAGTATTTACCGGGAGGGCAGGGGCCGTCACCACAGCATGAGCATTCCGCAATGTTGTCAGTCTTGACAAACTTGCCGTCCTTCTTCAGGAACTTGCCGTCCTTCTTGACCAGCTTAGACATCAGCAATCCACCGTGTCTTTGAGTTGCTTCTCAATGGCTTTTACCCTGTCTTCTAGGTCTGTAATTTTAGTTCGCTGTTTGTCTAGCTCCTTGGCCTGCTGGTCAAGGATTGAACATACATCTTGACCAGCGTACTTGCCGGTGCTGCACTTCCCCGCAGATGACTTACTTGAGCCGCATGGGTCTGAGCAAATGCCGCATGACTTGAGGAGCGACTTCAGGATTGCACATTGCGTCGTGTTCCCTACGGGGGGCAGGAAAACTTGGACACCACCACCGCCGCCGTTGCCACCGCCGCCGTCAGTGCCACTGCCGTCACCCCCATCCCCGTCCTTGCCGTCCTTGCCAGCTTTGCCTACCGCCCACGCCCATTTGCCATTGGCCCCGGCTGCACCGGCTGCCCCGGGAGTGCCGCCCGAATACTCCTCAGGGGAACGGAAGGCATCCTGAAACGAGGAGCTTGATGCAGAGTCGGAACTGACTTCTTGGGAGTTCGACTGACTCTCCCTAAAGTCATAGTATTCCGACATAGCCGCAGTGAATCGTGACACTATGTCTTGGGCATGGTTGGTCGGCACCCCGCCCTGAGTGAGCAAGCCCTGCACTTCGTTTAATGCACGTTGCCAACTCATTAACCAGCCCCTTGCACACCGTTGACGCTGATTTCGTGAAGGATAATCGGACCAGCCTCGCTCTGTTCACCCTTTAGTCTAACACTTACATGGGTGTCGTTGCCGGAAAATGCTGTAATTGTTTTACCTGCAAAGAGCGCACGGGCAATCCCATTTACTGGGGCACCCTCAAACAGTTGGCCCTTCATGTTCATAAAACTGGAGGGGTCTGCATCATCTGCGGTAAAGCCAGCCGAACCAAAGACCTCACGGCGGGCTACGTTCTGGCGGGGAACTTCTGAGGCATTGTAAAACAACTCCAGCCGCACCAAGGAATCGCCCGCTGTTGGCGTGTAAAGCACCGAGATTCCACGGCTGTTCTGTTGAGCCCCTGTCTTGGAGGACTGGTCATCTTCGTATGCCATGTTCCCAGTACGGAAGGCATAAAGTACAGGTTTGCCGTCATCAGTAAGGCCGTTGGCAAGGATGTGAATCCCAGACTCGCTGGCAACTACGGGCTGCACGAATCCGTCTTCTGTCCTTATCTCTGAACCAGCACTAAAAACATAGGGATAAGACTCCACCCAAAAAGCCTTGGAGTCAGGGTCGTAGACAATCTGCCTTGTGGGGAAAGTGCCTTCGTCGCCAACGAAAGAAACGTGGATTCTGATTACGCCCAAGTTCTTGTCAGCCCGCACGAACCAAAACTTCCTCTTGGCAAAGTCCAAAGTCTTATCCAGAGGGTCTTCGCTGGTGCAGAAGAGCGTGGCTATGGCATCGCTCACATCCTCGACGCTGCCCTGCTGATCCATCTTGTAGAAACCATGATCATCCAGCACATAGCAGGTGCCCATCCAGATATCCCAGCACCGCTGATTCAGGCAGCCGCGATAGGCAACCAGCGCAGCCGTGGTGTCGATCTCGGGCCTACTAACAAAGTTCAGCCGGTAGCAGTGTTTGGCCTGCATGACCATCAGTGCCCCGGCAAACGGGATCAGGGCCGTGATGTAATCGGAATCCCTAACGTTCTGCTGAAGAATGATCTCGTTGACCTCGGGTATCGACTCGGGCCGGTCTTGCTCACTGAAGAGCAGGGTGTTGGGCCGCTTCCCGGTTGTGTCTACAGCGAGGAATGCCCGGTCCTGAAACACTGCCCCAACAGCAAAGTCGGAGCTGGGAGTCCCGTAGGCATTGAGTTGCAGTCTGCCGTCAGATAGCAGGATGCTCTTGGCATCAAAGTCCGCTCTCTTCGGGTCACGAACGTCCTTGTCGTGGATCGTGTCTTCGTAGGTCGTGGTTCCGACAGGCAGCCGCACTAGCCGAAACAGGGTGGTGGCCTGATTTGCGTCTGACCGCCATAGCTCTATGTGGGTGGCACTGTCTGGCGCAGTGGCTGGCAGGGTCCAAGTGAACTTCTTGGCGCAGTCACCGGCATCCACCTCGTTGACGGGAGAAAGATTGCTGTAAAGCGGCCCGCCCTGTTCTTTAGTCACCGTGTCATTGGCATACCTGTAGTAGCACTGGTATTTACCACGGAAGTTGGGCCTGACGATTGCCAGTGCCCGTGCCCCACCAACATCCCCGTCTGTGTTCACAACTTTGGGGGGAAACAAGTAGAGCTTGCCCGGTTCTTGGAGCTTGATTTCAGTGACTGCCCCATCACAGTTGATCTCTGTTTCAATCACATCCCCGTCTTCGGTGACGAATGTGGGGGGAGTGAGATAGCCAGAGCCACCATTTGTGATAGTTGTCTTGATTTTCCGCTGTTTGTACGGATTGCTGTTGGTGATGGTCAGTTCGTCGGGACCCTTGGGGTCATATCTTGTGTACCCCCTAGCCCGCAATTGGCATTCTTGCGTGGTGTTGCACACCGGGCCTGTTGTTACCCCGGCCCCTGCCTGCCATGCGTTGGCAGTGTGGAGGGTTGCTACAACTTCCTCTCCGGGTTTGTAGCCAGAGCCAAAATTGTAGACCTGCACAGTGACTCCTTGATTTGTCAGGTCTGTGCCGTCCGAATCCTGCTTGTAGCAGTTGCCGTTGTACAGTGAATCAAAGAAGAAGATTGCACTTGCACCTCTGCCTGAGCCCCCGCTTACCGGAACAATGTAGCCGTTGCCCTCTTTTTGGTATTCGTTGAGGCAAAGCCAGAACCAAGTGGGTAGCTCTGAAATCTCAAAGAACACAATGCCCGTGTCAGGGTCACCTTCGGCATGGCCGTCCTCTAGCTCAATGACTGCTGATGCACCAGTGCCAGTGGCTGGTCCGTTAGGCGTGTCGGTGAGCGTGACGCATGGCACTTTGTCATAGCCAGCACCACCATCAGTCACCTCTATGGCAGAAACACGCGCGTCAGCAATCCTAGAGAGGGCAACTGCCTGCCTGCCGCCAGCGGGAGGTGCCGCTATAGAGACTGTGGGTGGCAGGTGATAGCCGTTGCCTACATCAGTAAGGTCAATGCGGGCAACGTAGTAGCTGGCACTGGAATCAATGGCGATCTCGGGCTTGTTGGCCGGGGGGTCAAGACCAACGGGAGTAGTGAAGCCCTCGCCATCTGCCCCCTTACGCCACACCAAACCACGCTTGCCATAGCCCTGATAGATGTAGACCTCACCCCTACGGCCTTGTGAGAAGGTCACGGGATGATCGCCAGTAAAGCTGCCAGTGCTTAGGGTGGTTTCTTCTGTCCCATCAAACTGAACTATGTCTCCAGCGTCCGACTGACCCAAGATGATGTCGGTCTTGCCTGAGCCGGTGGACAGGCCCCAGAGTTCAATCATCCGCTGGCTGGTGGGGATGATCTTCTTGGAGCCACCACGGGCAGATAGCTGGCCCGGGACGAAGGTGGTGAGGTTCACTTGCTCGACAGCACCGCCCGGTGGCAGCAGATACCGAGAGAAGGAAGGCACCCAGCCTTTCCACTGATTGATCTTGATGCTCATGTGATTGGGTTCCCGCATGAGTCATAGACCGTATCGGAGGAGCCACCAAAGACTTCTCCGGGGATGTTGCAGGTGCCTTCAGCGTTTGGCCCGCCGGTTGTGCCGCAGTTGGTTCCCTGATCCACGCCCGGTCGGAGATACCAGAGAGCGTAGTAGCCGCCACCACCAGCTTGGCCGCCGTTGTGGTTTCTCTGACCAGAAAGAACGGCAATGGCATCAGACTCAAACGCCATTCGCAGATCACGCCCGTAGATGCCGGTGGCTCCCTCAATGTTCTTGCCCATAAGGCGGGCCATCCAGACTTCAGAGCCCGCAAGCAAAGCCGTGTACATCCCGGGCGAAATGTCGAGGTAGTCAGTGATTACGAACTTAGTGCCCTCTGGGTAAGCCATCTTGCCAGCCGGGGAATAGGCATACAGCTTGCCTGTGTTGGCAACCCCGTAAATCAAGCCCTCGTCGCTGTAGGCATTCATGCCGGTTAGGGATTCGGGGTGCTTCCTGGGGTCAGCACTCACTCGGATGACGCTGCCAACCATCAGGTTGGTGAAGGTAGTGCCATTACCAAAAGCCTCTTGGCCGGTCCAAGAAATCGTGCCGTTTCGTGCCTGAGGCTCCCAGCCCGTAAACCTGAGATCACGGGGGCGGCGACGGTAGGTGACCGACACACAGCTATCAGATGCCCAGCCGTTGTAGACAATGAGGTCAAATCGGTCAGGGACCTGGGTGGAAGGGGCGACCGTCCAGGCAATTCGGGCGAACCCCCGGAACTGCAAATGAACCAGACGGTTGAACTCGGTGGGACTCAGGTACTCAGCGATCACGCCGGTCTGCGGCAACATAAACGAATCTACGGAAGTCACGCCCCACGGCAGGGTATGCCGGGAAATGGTGTCCTGCCCACAGATGTCGATCTGCTCCTCGGCCTGATACCACCGCCAATCCCGCACAGACACTAAGTCTCTGTAGGCACTGAAGAGAGCCTGCCTCAGGACCCGGTTCTCTTGGTCTTGGGCACCGCCACCAGTGGAATCCATTAGGTAGCTGATTGCGTCAAAAGCCGAATACATCAAGTCACCGTGAGTGTGGCCGGGTTGGAGTTTTCAGTGCCGTTCGGGATTGGCTTGTAATTGCCAATGATCACGGTCGGGTAAGATTGGATGACAGTCCCTGTCTCAGCCGACACAACACACCGGAATTGCCTGCCGTTTCCTTCAGTGCGGGCAACAAAAGAAAGGACTGCCGAAGCCGTGTATCCGTTCTGACTGCCAGACGCACCGTCGATGTCCAGCCAAGAGCTTGAGTCCCAGCCGCCAGCCGAGCCCTCGGCAGAAGCCTGCCACTTCCATGAAACCCGGGCAAGCGACACCTTTGTGCCCGTATGCACCGTAGCCGTCATTCGGAAGATGGCCGTGCTTCCTGCCGAAACACTGGTATCAAAGGGCTGGGAGTCAAACTGGACTGCATCTGATGCCTGAGGTGCAACAAACAGCATGGCCGTGCCGCTGGTTACGGAAAGGCTGTCGGCTGTGGCGATGCACCTGTAGGATCGCCCGCTCAATGCAATGTCCGCAGTGATCCTAAGGGAGCTTGTGGGCGGGGCTGCTAGGTCAGCCCACTTCGTCTGGTCAGAAGTGTTGGCAGGGAGGGACTGCCACTTGTAAGAAATCAACGCTCCCGAAGAGTGGATGGCTTCCGCAATAAACACAACAGCATCCCCGTCTGTCACGGACTCGTCTTCCGGCTGCACGGCAAATTTTAGGGTTGATCCAGTTCCGCCTCCGCTTCCGTTTCCGGTGCTGCTAACAGGCAAGACAAGATGCAAGACTTGATTGGGAGGGCTGCCGGTAATGGTGGCACTGGCAGTAGTGCCGGTAGTCACGGTGCCAATAGTCAGAGAGCAGGGGGCTCCCGGCTGACCGTTGACGCCACTAGGCCCAACTGGCCCTTGCGGCCCGACCGACCCATTAACACCGGACTCAGATTGATAGCTTAATTCTGCATACCTGCTGATGCCGTCACCGATCTTCCACTTGCCGGTGTCGGACTCATAGGCAGTCGCCCCCGCACTAAGCACGGGGTTAGATATGAACCACTCCGAAGAGGTCTTGGAGGGCATAGCGAACGGGGATGGAGAGCCGCAGCCGCAGCCAGAAGGGGTGCCGGTGCAGGTGCTTGGGACAAAGCTCATTGTTGCTCCTCAGTTGTCAGTGCCGCCCGGTACGCATCACACTCTGCCTTGACTGCCGCCAGTGCCGCATCTTGCTCGGCAGCGAGAGCAGCCTCATCGACTCTGAGTTGATCCATCTCTGCCTGAACTTGCGCTTGCTTGTCCTGTGCGGCTTTGTCCTGTGCCTGCAACTCGGCCTGCCGCTTGGCCTGTTCGGCTGCGGCCATGTCGATGACGGGCTCGGCCACAGTGTCGGTCACTACTTCGTTTTCAGTTGTCATGCTGCTACCTAAAAGGTTCCCTGCACTTCCGTAGACCAGTTGCTATTTTCCGTTGCGGTGTAGTACCGGATTGAAAATTTGGTGCCTGTTATGTTCGTATCGACGCTAGTGAAAACACAGGCGTGTCTTTCATCTGCCCCAAGAGCCATCGACACCCAGCCCGAGTATGTGGCAACGCCGCCTACAAACATCTTGGTGGTGGTATTCACCTTGCCAAGAAGAAGCGATTGTGCAGGGTTGATTGAGGTATTTATGTATCCCTGCAAACCAGTAATCGTCGCACTGGCGACAGGTGCGGTGGACATGACGGCGCACGCCTTACCGGCATCTGTTTGCCCGTTGGCAAGTCCAAACACCTTGAATATGGAAGGTGCGTTAATCGTTGGGTTGGTTTGCGTTCCAGACAGGTCGGAGAAGTTGAGCTTGGCGTTGACAAAGGCTGTGCCGTTGTATCGAAGGACTTGCCCTGCGGCGGGAGTGGTGACCGTAACGTCAGTCAGGTCATCCGCCTTAAGGGTGGGCACTCCATTGATGGCCGAAGCCGGAATGGACTTGGCAGCAAAGTTATGGGCGGTGCCAGCACTGGTGATGTTGCCAACTACCTCTAGGGTAGACCGCAGCTTGGCGGCCCCACCGACCTCTAGGGCGACGGCAGGAGTAGACCAGCCTATGCCAACATTGCTCTTGAAGTAGGAGTCAGCATCCCCCTGAAACTGCACGGCATAAGAGCCAGATGCTTTCGGAACATCCACATAGAGGCCGCAGTTGCGGGTGCCGCCACTGACGATAGCTTGCAGGCCAAAGTTCTGCGTAGCGGTGGCGGTGACGTTGCCGATGACCCCAATGCCCGTGCTGACCGTGCCGGTAACGTCGCCCCGCACGCCCGTTACACCGCCAGAGGTTGCGGACGTACCGACACCGGCCCCGTAAAACCCAATGGCCGTAACGCTGTCGCCCGCCGTGACAGTTGATTTGGCTTGGGTATCATTGACGATGAAGTCGCCGCCAGAGGCGGTTATGTTGCCAGAGGCGGTGATGGCAAAGTTGTCGGCTGTGCACTCAAAAGTTCTGCCAGTGGCTACTGTGTTCCTGAGTGTGATCGCCGTTGCGGTAGTGGCTACGTTTGCCGCCTGCACGCTGATCTGCATGAAAGAGTCGCAGCCAGTGGCAGTTCCGTCCGCAGCGGCAGTTACGCCGATCACGCCAGCCGTCCGCTCGCCCGTCCCATTCGGCACCGCGAACCGCACTTGACCCAACTGGTCATTCGCCTTGACCGGAGTAGGTGCAGCAAGAGTGCCCCGATCCTTGCGGAGAGTAAGGAACGGCCCATACGGGTCTTCGTTTGCGTTCGTAATGCGGGCAATAGCGCGACCTGTTTCCGCAGCTACCGTAACGAGGCTGGAGACTGTGGCCGTGCCCGCAGGCTGCGGAGCCTTAACCGTGAGCGGGCCGGTCATGTTGTCGCCAGCCAAGTTGACATAGATCGCATCTAGGTCTGGCTGAGAGACAAGGAGCTTCCCGTCTGTGCCGATTCTTGCGAGGTTCTTGGCATCGGCACTAACTACGGTCGGGCCTTCTGCCCCATCGGCTCCCTGAAGGGGTAGCCACTTGGTGCCGTCGAAGATGTGTGGTTTTGGATCAGCCATTGAATTGCCCTAGTGTTCTTGGCCGGGAGGCGAGATTGCCATCCCGGCAGTGACCGATGCCTCGTTACGGAATCTGGAACCAGATGGCTCCCTTAGCAGCACCGACCGGCTCATCAGCTTGCGGCCCGTACACCTCCTGAGACTTGCCATCAGCACCGTCCGCACCATCGGCACCAGCTTCACCCTTCTCGCCGGGATCACCCTTCGCTCCATCGGCACCGGCAACTCCGTCCGCACCGTCAGCACCAGCGGGGCCTTGCGGGCCAACCGGGCCGCGAATCGGGCCGACGTTACTGTACGTCGTGCCGTCGTACACAATGCCGTCACCGGGCAGGGCTGGGCCGGTTGCGCTTGCGGGAGTGCCGACCGGAACAGGATCGGACACAATAAACATATCACCCGCCTCTACCGGGACGGTGATCGGCCATTCGGTCAGGGGGCCGACAATGGTTACGCCGGAACCGGCATCGCCCTTCTCACCGGGCACGCCTTGCTCACCCGGATCGCCTTTCGGGCCAGCCTCACCCGGCGCACCCGGCTGACCCGGCGGGCCTTCATTTCCAGACGGGCCGGGATCGCCCTTCGCGCCGTCAGCACCGGGCTGACCATCCGCACCAGCGGGGCCACGCAGAGACAGCCATTCAGTTCCGTTGTAAACAAGGACATCAGCCATAGTCAGGTTCCTTTCAAGTTAAGTCATCAAGAGTTCGGTAGGTCTTCACTTGGTCGAGAGTTCGATAAACCTTCTTCACACCTTCGTTAATCCAGTGGTCACCCACGCTGGCAGTGGTGGGCATGGTGGCCTGAACGAAGACGTTGATTGATTTGCCATCAGCACCAGCGGGACCGGCTGGGCCCTGTGGGCCAACACTGCCGCCGCCACCCGTTGAGATCGGCTGCCAGCCTGTGCCGTCAAAGTAGTAGAGGTTGTTTGCCATTACGCAACCTTTGCTTTGAGTTCTGCAATGTCAGCTTGTGCTTGCGTGAGTGCCGCCCGCAATGCCGTCAACTCGTCCACTAGGGTCAACTCATCAGCCACGAACTTTGGAGCAAAGTTGCCGTCAACGTAGTCCTTGCGGGTCAGGTGACTGGCTGCCGTAGGGGCCGCAGCGGTGGACTCCACGTTCGCGGAAATAGACACAACGCCAGAGGCATTGGTTACGGTCGGGCCACCTGAGCCAAACCGAATGGCTGTACCAGTTGCCCGCACCTCAAGCAGCACCACCGCCGCAACGCTGGTAGTGGTCATAAGCAGCAAGTTGGAGTTGTTGTTGCGGAAAGCAACGCCACCGCTGGAGCCAAAGATGTTATAGGTCGAGGCCCAAGTCATCGTGTTGACTGCGGTCGGGGCCACGATGGTGCCCGTCATAGTCCCGCCGGTAGTCTTCAGGAATGCCGTACTTCCTGAGACAGCCCCATCAACGTACTTCTTGTTTGTGAGGTCGTTGTCTACGGCTGGGGCGAAGGGGGTCTGTGGGTTGGCACCGAGAAACTGCACTTGCGCAGTGTCGGGAGCGGCAACAAAAGCCTGCTTACCACCCGGCATATACAGCCGGTAATAGGCCCCATCGTAGTAGGTATATACGTCAGTGCCATTGAATCCGGCGGGGCCAGCGTTTGGCGCGTACCGCAGGGGGCCGTTCATGACATCCCCTGCCTTGTTGACATAGTTGCCAGCAAGGGAAGCCGTGCAAACTCCATTGGCATCAATTGCCAAGCCAGTGCCAATCTTGATGCCACCCAGAATTGCAGCACTGGCCTTAGGCAAAACATAGTCACTACCAGCACTTGCACTGATGGTGCCGTCAGCCGTGACCGTGATTCCACTACCAATCTTCACCCCACCAAGAACAGTGGCAGTGGCAATAGCGGTAGGGCCAGCGGGTCCGACTTCACCCTGCGGCCCAGCGGGGCCAGTGACAGAATCACCCTTGGGGCCAGCAACCCCGGGTTCTCCCTGAATGCCTTGAATGCCTTGGGGACCCGCCACGCCTTGTGGGCCTTGCACTGGGCCAGAGTCTTGCCATGCTGCCTTAGTGTCATCCCAAACAAAACCCCTAGCTGGCTCGGGGGTCGAGACAACATAGAGGTCGCCCTGAGTGGCAGAAGCTGGGAGGTCGCCTTGGGTGGCAACTGTGCCTGCATACCTAATCCCAAGGCCCGGGGGTCCTTGAATACCTTGAGGACCCTGAACGCCTTCTGGGCCTTGAATGCCCTGCTCGCCCTGAGGGCCAGCTTCACCAGCCACGCCGGGATCACCCTTCGGACCAGCAACTCCCGCCTCACCCTGCGGACCAGCGGGACCAGCTACACCGGCTTCGCCATTCACACCGGGCAAGCCCTGCGGAATCTTGAATGACAGGGATGCTTTGTTCTCGTTACCGACATTGATCACTTCGGCTGGGAGTCCACCTTCAATCGTGATCGTTTCGGCTACTTCGATTGTGGCAGCAAGGCCCGGTTCGCCTTGGGGGCCGGGTTCACCTTCACCCGGAGAGCCGGGAGGTGCAGTGCCATTGGGCTGAATCCACAAGTCACCAACAGCCGCCGGGGTGGTGGGCATGGTGTCAGAGACAATGTGTGCGGAGTCAGAGCCGCCACCTGTGGAGATGGGGAGCCACTCAGTGCCTGACCAGTAATACATCGCAGCCATTACTTGTACTTCTCCTCATCTTCACGGAGTTGTCGAATGTGTTCTTCAAGCCACTTCTGAAGGGCCCGATGCTCTGCGTCCATCCACCAGCCAATGGCTAGGCCGACTAGGTATCCAGAGATGAATAGCCCGCCTAGGACAATGACTGCCCAGACGATAACTGTGTCGATCTGCATCAGTAGGCTGCCTTCCAGCGAATGCCTGAGAAGTTAGCCTCGTTTGACTTTGCGCCGGGACTCACCCTGATGTCGCGGTTCTTGCTGCTCACTGAACAGAATCCGTATGTCACCGCTGTGCCGGTAAGCCGCATGGCAAGCGGGTAGTTTGCGTCGAGGTCTGCAAGAGGGAACTGCGGCGGCAGTCGCAGCGGATTCCACTCGGCAGCACCCGCCAGAAATGTCAGTGTGCCCCTGAGTTCAATGAACCCGCCAAGCATCCTCGCCTGAATCTCCGTTGAAGGAGTTTCTTTTGTCCCGTCCATGCGGATGATCGGAGTCCAGTCAATGTCTGGCGGCGGCATTTTCGTACCACCGACAAGCATCAACTTCACAGCGTCGAGGATGGAGGTCTTGAAACCAGCCAGTGCTGGATCGTTGATCGAATTGGCACCAACAGGACTGATTGCCGCCAGCTTGTCATCGACTTGCTTGCGGGAGTACAGCATCAGGGCCATCTGGTTATCAAAGTCAACCTTGCTGAATGCTTGGTCAATCCGCATAAAGCGGTCATCAACCTGCTTCTGGGTGTAAACGTCGGCCTGATAGGCGAACCGATCAATATCCACAAGCGTCAGAAACTTCGCATCGCACTCAGCCTTCGTGTAGGCATCAATCGTCGGAGCAGCCTTGCTCTCAAGGGCATCCATGCGGGACTTGAGGGGATCGAAGTCAGACTTCATCACCACATATTCGATGCTCGACACAGTAGCCAGCACCAGCCGCTCGCCGTAGCCCTCTCCCGTGTCTGTGTAGGTAAGGGCGACGGGCGGCTCGTTCTTGTCACCGAATCCGTAGCCCTGTGCCGTAACAACTTTGGCTAGAAGGTTCTGCGTGTTGTCACTGATCTTGGCATAGGCAGTCAGGTCAACCGGGCCAACCTGAGAGATGATTTCAGTGATCTGCTCTGGGGTAAGCTGACCGCTGATGGAGTCGCCAATGGCCTCGTCAACTTCAGCTTTGGTGTAGGTCGTGGCCTTGTCGGCCTTGAGGTCGAGTTTGGCGGCGGTCTGGATGCCGATCTGTTCTGCAACGAAAGGGATTTGGTCGGCAACACCCTGCACTCCAAGATTGGAATCATCCAAGCCTTGCTGAAGGGCCGCAACCTTTGCATCCACCTCTTGCTTGGTGTACCGCTCCGTGAAGGCAACCGTGGCAGCGGCTTTGATCTCGTCTGTCTGACCATCGACATACTCGGTGGTTGCATAGGCAGACAGGTCAGCATCAGTGCCGCCGCCCAGAGGGATGGCAACCCACTCCTGCTTGTCCTTGTCGAAGTAATTCAGGCTTGGCATGGCTATCCCTTTGGATTGATCCAGATACTAGAGGTGGTCGTTGGGGCTAGGTCAGACACCACAAACGGCGGCTCGACAGTGGGAGCAACGCCGCCACCAGCCGGGTTCAGCCAGAGCGTGGAGAGGTTGCCCGGTGCGGTGGTGCCAACGTAGATGTTGCCGGTGTTGGCAAGCACCCACTCTTCGGTGGCTATGCTCTCCTCGACAATGCCCTTGAGTGGAGTGCCGTCCACCCGGAGTGAGAGCTTGGCAGTGCCGTCTGGATTGGCAGTGATAAAGAGGGTGTTGGGGCCGTCCAAGTCGATGGCCTTGGGGGCAATGACCTTGCCGCGAATCGCAGCCAGAACGTCGATGTTCGCAGCTTCGATGTCGGCTGTGGGGTCAATCCACAGGTCACCGATCTCTTGCCCGGGTGGCGGCTCGACCTCGGAGACAATGTGCAGGGCATCGTGGCCGGGAGGGCCTTCTGGACCGGCTGGACCCTGTGGCCCGGGAGTGCCAGCGGTGCCGTCACCACTCGCTATCCAAGGTAGCTGGGACCATCTCACCCACCCGTCGCCTACCTTGAGGTTCGGCCCCTCGGTGGCACCAATAACGTAACCCATCTCGCCAGAGGCAAGGATCGGGTCATTCTTCAGCCAGTTGGCAGCCGTGTCCTGACGGAACCTGATCCGCTGGTAGCCCCTCTCATCAGAGGCGCAGTTGGGATGGGTGCTAGGCGTGGACATAGAATGCTCCTGCACTATTTATGTCCCGGCCAGACAAAACTGAACCGCTACTTGCCACGTTTCCAGGCAGGCGCGTGCTTGTCCTTGACCTGACGAACAGCTTCCTGGCGGGTCAGCTTGGGGTTACTCGCCATAGCCTGCTTGGCCAGCTTGTCCACGATCTTGGCATTTAGGGCTGGCTTGACTGGCTCGACCTCATGCCCCTCCACATTCACGATCCCACTGACGTTGAGGTTACGCGCCTTGGCTACCCGCTTGATGTCGCTTACAGAATCCACCCAAGCACCTGGGTCCATGTGCCCGCGTTTGTCAGCCAGCCCGCCCAAGTAATACTTGCCGTTGATGTTGATGCCCGCCGCCTTGGCTTCCCGTGCCATCTTCTTGGCCATCCTTGCCGGGATGCCGTCCATCCAGTTGCCGTCGAGCCGCCCCTGCATGAAGGCCCGGTCAGTGCCTTGGGTGCCGGGTGGCTGTTGTAGTGCCGCCATTTCCGCAAATCGCGGTGTCTGCCCTGCATTGATCATGCGGATGTAATGCTCTCGGACCTCCAAGCTGGCCCGCTGAATGTCAAAGGGAAGGTTCATCATGCAATCCTCCAAGTAGTGCCGCTGGCAACGCCGCTAACGGTACTGCGAGAAACTCCAAACCATTTGACAAGGAATGTCCGTAACCCAGCGGTGCGGCTCTGGTGGCGGCGATACATTTCACGGATCGACCGAACGTCGGACTCACGCAGCTTGGACTGGGGCAGAGCCTCGCCTTTAAGGGTCCCCTGCCTGCCCTTTGCCACCTTGTCTTCCGCGTTTGACTTGTCCGTACCAAGGAACAAGTGATCTGGGCGAACGCACTTGGGGTTGTCGCACAGGTGCAGGACTAAAGCACCTTCGGTTATTGGGCCGTTATGAAGCTCCCACGACACGCGATGGCTTGCCACCGTTTTGCCACTGTCCTTTATCTTTCCATAGCCGTCATGGTTACAGCACCCAGTCCACTCCCAGCATCCATTCGGGGCACCGGAATCGACCTTCAACCAGAACCGCTCCTCCAAGCTGTCGCTCATGGCTGTAGCTCCTGTGGGACTTGCTGGGGTTCAGAAACCTCCCCGCCACCTTCCGGGGCCGGGGAGGCGGCATCGGCTGGTCCGGCTGGTGGCTGGGGAGGCTGCGGCGGTGGCTCGGGGATCATGTAAGGCGTGTAATCAACGTCGATGGCCTCGCAGTAATCCCTCAGAAGGGCATTCATCGGCCCCGGCATCCCCTGCATCACAAGTGGCTGGAGGACCGGGCCCAGCGTCTGGAGAGCGATCTGGAGGGCTTCGATACGCCCAGCCTTGTTCGGCTTCCTCGCGCTGCCCGCCTCAATGCGGTAGTCGTAGTTCATGGCAAGCTGGCCCAAGCTCACCTGATCTTGGAGACTCTTCCAGACAGACGCACCGATGGGACCAAGCACGGGAGCGATGTCCTCTTCTTGGAGTAACCAGCGGGCTGCCAGAGCTTCACGGCGGGCCAGCATGGACATAGCGTCCTCCAGCACGTTCGCCATATCGTCTGGCCTGACCGAAATCTGTTCCGACTTCACCTGCGCTTCTGCGGCACTTCTATAAGAATTTCTCGTCATACCGTAAGTGAGTTCTGTGAGTCCGACTCTTTTGTCGAACATCTCCGAAACGGCTTGAACGATTTGCCATAACTCAGGCGTGACCTGCGGAAGCTGTAGCACAGACACGATGTCATTCACTGACCGTCCAAGAGTCTCGGACAACTCAATGAGCGAGAACCCTGATTGCTCATGTCGGAGCAACTGTTCCTTGATGTCATCCCCCGCCGCCTTGCTCACACCCACCATCGTCTTAGACGAGATCATCACCCGGGTGGCAAGGAAGGAAAGTGCCCAGTTCAGGAACTTCAATTCCGGCATCCCCGGTTTCATGTGACTGATCGGCCACACTGACCCAGGCTTACGGTGACACTGGAACGGGGTAAAAGGCCAGCCGTTGTGATCCGCATAAAACGGGATGGGCCAACGAGTTCGCGTGAACAAGCTATTGGGAAGACCTGTCTCGTCTGGCTCCTCCAGTGCAATAGCCTTTGGGACATTCAGTGGGTAATCCACACCCTCTGCCACCACCAGATAACAGTTCGGGCCCAGCCCATCGAACATCTGGGCGTATTCTTTCGGGGAACCCTTCAAGTTGTGCCCGAATCCAGTCTTCGACCAGATTTTCCAGTAGACGATCAGGTCGTTCGTCTTGCCGTTCTTTTTCTTCATCTTGTAGCCACGGTCTTCTTCCATAGACCGGGCGACAAAGCTCTCCATGTGCCCCTTCAGTTCCGACCGCTCCAAGCCGTACTTCTCAGCCACCTCGGCAATCGGGTGAACACAGCGACGGGCACACCACAGGATGTCCTCCTGCTCGTCCGCGTCAGGGTCCAGAAGCAGGTTGTCCACGTTGTCGTGGAATGAACCGATGAGCCCAACCGGCGGGCCATCCTCGCCACCCATCTCAATCAATTCGGTCCACCACACACCCATGCCTTTGAGAATGCCCTCGTCCACCACCTTGCGGGTGTGTTCCTTCAGGTTCAACTGGCCGGGGGTGTAGTTCAAGTACGCACTGATGATCTCAGAGAACGCTTCCCGCTGTTGCTCGACCATGCCAATCTGTTGGCTGGCCTGGATGTACTGCTCAATCTCCGGGGGAAGGATCGGCTGCCCAGTCATCGGGTCAGTCTGGGGTTGCTGGTTCGTGTCGATCCCAACAGCTTCAGGCGGGACGGCTGGGAACTTCTTTGCCGTCACCGTCCGCACTGGGTTGCGAGAATAGATGACTGAGCCAATGAGCTTCACAGCCTCAAAAGCCCGGTTCACAGTCATCCGAAAGCTGGGCGGTGAAATCTTGGAGTATGGGGCCGCACCCTCTTTCCAGAAGAAGTTCTCTCCACCGTCGAAGAAATTCATCGCTTCCCGGGCATCGTCCGAAAAAGCCTTCTTTGCCTTGCGGGCTAGGTCCAGCTTTCGCAGCCAGCCGGTGGAGATGCTTCTGAGGGCATCCTCCATCTGACGCTGGGGCACAACATCCGGTGGCGGATCGGCCAGTTGGCTGGGATCACCACCGGACATGGGAACGTCTGGGTCGATGTTAGCTTCGCTCATCTGCTACCGTACCTTCTGCAACAGTACCACTGACCGCTCGGGCTCTGTGCGTAACCAACGTCAACGTCAGGCATCCCTGAGGTGGCGTAACAACAATTTCGATAGGCCGCATCTGGCGAGGAGCCCATGCCCAGACCCTCTGGGCCAGAGTTACCACCCAAGTGCTGGAGCCGCCCCATGCGGGCACAGGCTTCCGCGACACCCTGAGCGGTGTTGGTAGCAGCCCGTGCCATGTTCTGGACCGGCTGGCCTTGCTGGTACTGGCGACGAGGCTTTGCGTGAGCCACCCCCGTCAAGATCGAACACATAGCGAAAGCCGTAAGAAGGCGACTCATTCGGACACCTCCACTTCCACAGCTTCTTCCTTGCGGGGGCGACCTGGGCCACGGCGAACCGGCTCCTCACTGGGGGTGCGGGCCTCGGCCATCTTGAGCTTTGTCAAGAAAGGCTTGAGTTCCTTGAGGATTTCGGTGGTCGGATGGACGGTGAAGCAGCCCCACTGAATCCAGTTACCAGCGATCTCAGACTCCCGCCAGAACGGATCGTCCCTGTGGCGAACGCTCTTCTTCTCGACAAGCCCTGAGTTCTCAGAAAACATCAGGATGGAGATTGTCTCTCTGCCCTTCTGAATGACCCAACCCAGGCTGGGCGGATTTGAGCTAGAGAGCGGGTCATCGTGCCACAGGACGAGATCACCGACAGACAAGTCGGCAATAATCTGGACTGAAACAATCTGCATGGTTTTGCCTCCACCACGGGGAATGATCTGGCCGTAGCCTACTGACCCCTAGAGGGCGGGCAATAGTTACGCCAGTGTTACGCAACGTAGGTCTGGGAGGTGTAACTTGAGGGGGCTAGGTAAACCACGCTCGCGTCCTCGCCACGCTCCCGCCGCCTCTTAGCAAGCCAGGGTTCCCACCACGCAACCTCGGCCTTAACCTCTGGCTTGTGGTACTTGGGGTCTGCGGCAAATATGTAGCGCATACAGTCCATCAAGTGAGACACCGACCGTGGGTGGGGCTTGTCGAGGACGATTGAGTGACCACCGACCACCGTGGACTGCCTCTTGTAACGCTTGATCTCTCGGATGAAGTTGGGCATGGCCCCTTCAAGGACCCGGAGGTAAGGGGTTCCCTTCGACCGGATGTGCATGGCATTACGGACGCTCTCAATGCCGGACATGATGTCATCCGACCCGTGCATGAAGGACGAGCCGGTGGCCTTTGACCGCACCCCCAATAACTCAAGCTGTTCCGCGTACTGTTGGCCGGGGGACTTGCCGCCGCCGATGTCGGTCAGGCGGGCACCATGCGAGTCGATAATGAAGGCATAGAACTGGGGCTGCCCTGCCAGCTTGGCCGCGAACTTCTCGGCAAACACCACGGCGGAACAGTTAGGGATATAGAGTTCGTCATAGATCAGGACGAAATCCCCGGAGGGCGGGACTGCCACGAACATCACCGCACAGATCGCATGGCCTGGGTCAATCGCCGCATACCGGCACCAGTCTGCGGGAATCTGACCTTCCGGCAGTTCTTTGCGAGAAAAGCCGTGGATGCCCATGTTGAACGAACCGTACATCAAAACAGAGTCGAAGGTGAACTCGCCCTCCGCTCTCATCCTCAGGACTTCCTCGCCCTGCGCGGCCCACTGCTCCACGGCCAATGCACGGGCCTCTTTGGAGATGTGTTCGTTGTCGAGGAACCTCAGGACGAACTTCTTGGGATTGTCCCTACCCTCTTCTGCCGCCTTATCCGCACGCTCGCACAGGCCGAAGAGTGCGTCATTCTTGGAGTGCGGGGTTGCCGACCAGATCAGCCTTCCTTTGTAGTCCGCAAGACGGGCTTGTAACTCAGCCAACCAAGTGCTTTCGGATGACAAGTCCTCGTCAATCCACGCAAGATGGGCCCGGTAGCCCTGAGGAGGATCGCCCTCAGACGAGAAAAAATAAATCTGCCAGCCGTTCGTCAGTTCGCATGACTGCATATACCCCGCAGACTTCAGCACCCAGCTAATGTTTTTGATCATCCTGGGCGGAATCAGCGGAGGGGCAGGCTTGGCATCGGCCTCTCGGTCTTTGTCCGCTACCGGGTCATACGCGCGCCACTCTTTAGTATGGGCATCTTGGATGATCTTAAATGCCCCAGACTTAAATAAGCCCTTCACGCACACCATGCCGATGTGCCGCCAGTCGGCCCCTACCACCACCGCTGTGCCGTTTTCTTTTGGGTACTTACCCTCCACTGGGTGCGTCCCGGTGACAGCCCAGGCGAACTCAAGCATGGCAGCCGTAGTCTTGCCGCTCCGATTTCCTCCCAGGACAACGCGCTCGCTGGCCATGTCCGCGTGAAAAGGTTGCTGATTGGCGTTAGGACGGTAGAGCCGGACAGACTCAAGCTGGCGAGATGCCAACTCCCGCTGGAGGTCGAGCATCTCCTGACGCGCGTGCTGGCTTACTCGGTCGAGAGGATTACTCACGGGGCGGCTCCGCTAGGCGGGCCATTGCGGCAGCTTGATCAAGGTCTATTGAGGAGAGGTTTGCCAGGGGAATCTCAACCTCGCTCGTCTGGTTCAGGTACTCCAGATTCTTCTGGGACTCCGCAGCCAGGGCAATCTTCTGGGCAAGCCGTGCCTCTAGCTCGTCATCGCTCATCAGCGAGACAGGCTTCTGCACCGCGCCGCTCTCAGCCACGTTGTTTGTCAGCCGGACTACAGACTCCAGAATGCTGGTGCGAATCCGCCCGCCTGGAGGGGCTGAGTGGTAGGTGTGGGCCAGTTCGTTGGCTAGACCGTTCACGCCACCAAAGAGCGTATAGATCGACTCAAGTAGCTCTGTGCTGTGCGGGATATTGCTGCCGCCCCTGCGGACCACGGGGGCCTGCATGAACGATTCCGCTGCCCGCCGGGAGGTGGACTCGACCTTCTGCCTGTGCCGGACCAGCTTGTAGCACTGCTTGCAGATCGGCTGAAGGGTGTGCTGGGTCCCGGGGACCAGGGGCCACCGCCGCCGGTCGAGAGGCTTGACAATGCCGCACATTTCGCAGGCACGGCTATTCACCAGAGGACCGTCCGGGTCAACGTCTGGGATGTCGATCTCTTCCATGCTTCACCTATCAAGCTGGAGCGAAGACACGCTGGGGTCAGGTCGGACACCAGAAGCCATCTTCTGCATCTTCACCAGAGGGCTCTCTTCCTCAGGTGGCTGGCCGTCTTGTCGGGCCATCAGGTCGCCAACGCTCTGACCAGTCAGGAAGTTCCCAAGACCAGCTACCGCATCAGAGGGCAGCCGGGAGTCGAGGAGCTTGCGGATCATGTCGCTCATTCGATCCCGTTCTCCCTTCCCTTGCGGCGGGCATACTCTTCGTCTGTTTCCTGTCGGAGAAAGCCGTAGCCGCCGTTGTTGTTCTGCTGCTTCTTCCTGAGCAAGGCATCATCAAGAACGAGCGGGTCCTTCTTGGGGTAGTACGGCTGCGGCATCATGTACTGGTTGGGCTGCCCTGCCCCGGGGACAGGCTTTTGGGGACGATATGGCATCGGCATAACGTCAGGGCCAGCGTTCGGGTCAACCGGCTGATTGATGTACGGCATCTTCCTGATAGTGCCATCGTCATTCTCAAGGTCACGGAGCCGCTGCTTGTGAAGCTCCTGTCCCAACAGGGCGCGAATGCGATCCTCTGTGGTGGTTGCCTTGGGCTGCTTGAGATATTGCTCGTATGGATTCGGCATGGCCTTGACCCTCGGAAGATTACCGTGAAACCTTGCGTAAAGGCCGGGGGGAGTGGCGTGACTCACTCACCCCCGGCCCCCACACAACACACACTCAGATCAGTTACCGAAGAAAGCCTTGGCAGTCACGCCTTCCGCAGCCGCAGCACCGGCAGCTTCCTGAGCCTTGGCCGCAGCCTTGGCAGCCTTGCGACCAGCCGAGGCTTCCTCACGCATAGCCTTGGCAACCTTCTTCGATGCCTTGTGGGCACCACGGCGGCTCATCGGGGCCTTGCCAGCCGGGGAGCCTTCGCCCACCGACACCTCTTCGGTCACGGTCACATCACCGGCACCATCGACCTCGACAGTTTCCTTGACCTTGACACCGGGGGTCACGGTCACATCCTGCTCGACTTCGACAGCCACCGGGGCAGCGACGGTCTTCTTGGTCTTCTTGCCGTGGCAGCCCGTACCGGCGTTGACAACACCGGAGGTAAGACAGCCGAGGAGGAAGGCAAGGGTGAACACAACAAACTTATTCATGGGAGCAATTCCTAGGGAGGGGAGGGGACTAACGGAAGACCTGGGTGTAAGACGCGCCTACCTGACCGACACCAATCGTAGTATAGCGGCTACTTAGTATGTTTCTGCGGTGACCGGGAGAGTGCATCCAAGCTCTTACTGTTGCTTCTGGGCTGGGGTAACCCTTTGCGACGTTCTCCCCATAGGGGCCTTTACTGTGGTGCATCCTGCCTGCATTCATTACTGCCGACCAGTTACGAGCGAACCGCATCATCTCGGGCACGGGTTTCAACGAGGCAAGACCGTGTTTGTTTCTCTCAATGTTGGTGAGCCGGATTACATCCATCTCGCACTGATTACCGATTGGCGGCGGCTTCTTAACTACCTTCTTGGGAGGCGGGCAAGCTACGGGCTCTGGGACCAGTAAGGGGACAACTTGGTTGAGGCATAGCAACGCAAAGGCTGCCATAGCCAATCCGAATGCCGCTCTCAGCGGAGTCATTTTGGATTACTTTCCAGCTTGAACTTCTCCATCTTCTCTGGCGGCTTGGCATCGTAGATCACCGCATACACAAGGTCACGGGTTACATTGGCCGCAACATCACACCCCTGTCGCTCCAGGCTGTTCTTGAGTTCCAGTAGTTGAATCACCGTTCCGATCTCACGGGACTGTTCTCGGTTTCTTTTCCACAGGAGAGAGGACAGCCACAAGCTGATTGTCTTGGTGACAAACGGGCTCGTCAGGAGCAATACGCCAACGATCAAGATCAGGTTCTGTGGTGTGGCCCAGTCCATCTTATTCCTTTGTTAGGGAGGCGAATCTGTCCGACTGCCATTCGATGAAGTTGGAGAGGTTCTGGATGTCCGCGTAATCGGGGTCACGCTTCTTGACCACGGACAACATCACCCGGCAGTACCTCTCCATCTCCCTGGCAAAGTCTTCAGTCTCGCTACGTTTCTCCCATCCAAGTTGGCGGCGGGCAATAGTTCCCGTGATGTAGGCATTCCACTCGTCCAGCAAATAGATCGGACTCTTGTTCCAGTCCCTCCGTTGCTCGACCATGTAGAGCTTGTAGATCGGCCCCCGCTGGTTCTTGGGGACCGTGTTGGCTACCTGTTCGATGGTTATCTCTGGGTGCCTGAGGACGATCCCCTTGCCGCCCCCTACATAAATGCCGTGTTTGACCGTACTGGCGTGGAGTCTGTTGGATACCCCGTGGTTCATTTCGTGCGCCCAGGTCACCAGATCACCGGGCTCTGTGGGGTCAGCCCAGTAATGTGGGTTCTCCAGGCGGCAGTAGAGGTCAGTAAGAACGTCGCACTTCTGCGGTGTTGGTTTCCTGAGGGGCGGGCAGATTCCAGTGACAAAGGGAAGGTCCGGCTTGACCAGCACCGACACAGTTTTGGGTTTGGGCGGGGGTGGGTCAGGAAGCCGGACTTGAGTTGGTTCTGTCCTCAGTTGGTAGGGCTGAAAAGATTTCGGCTGGCGGGGAGTTTTAGGCTCATCCCGCCAGCCGAAGATCGCAAGCACTAGGCCAACCAGAATGGCAATCCGCCCAGCGGTGATTGCTAGGGATTCCATTCTTGGGTTGGTCAGACAGTGGGCTCAGGCGTGACAGCCGGATCGACAACCGGGTCCACCACCGGGTCCACCACCGGAGCAACTTCCGGGGCAACAACCGGCTCGACCACCGGGGCCGGGGCAGTCTCGACCACTGGCTCAACCGCCGTGGAAGGGGCAGCCGCCGGATCGGTTGCAACAGCCGGATCAGCGGCAGCGTCCTCAGTCGCAGGAGCTTCCTCGTCGGCACCCTTCGTCACCGGCACCACCGAAGCACCAGCTTGCACGTTGACGAGCGTCCGAACCTTGCCCTTCACAACGGGCGAGATCGCAACGCCAATCGAAGTACCAGCCGCACCAGCAGCCGCAGTACCACCAGCACCGATGCCCACCAGCGCACCGGGGGCAAAGGTAGCCGAGGTCATGATGGCAGTCGGGCCAACGGTCACCAGCCAGAAGATGTCACCAACGGCAACACCTGCGGGCGGGAGATACTCGTCAACCACACCAATCGGAGCGTCGGCAACCGAAGTCGCTGGGCCGTCCACCTCGTCAAGGATGGCACTCTTCTTGAACTTGACAACCGTGCCCGCGAGGAGCGGACCAGCCGAGGTGTTGCGAACCGCGATGCAGGTCACCAGACGGTTACTAAGGAACGAACCGGCATTGCTCGTCCGGGGGTCGGTGTCGGTGAACACCTTGGACGATCCAACAACGGCACCACCCTGCAAGGGGTTAGTAACACCGAGAGTCTGACCCCGGCCAAACCAAGGATCGGCACTGATAATGGACATTGCTTTCTACTTTCAGGTGAGGGTTGGGATCAGGCAATCGCTTGCAGCTTAAAGAAGTTACGCGGGGATTTCAGCTTCATGTTCCCGAGAACACTCACGACGTACCTGTACGCCTGTGTATCCTCATTATAGAACGGGCCCTCGCTTGTCAGGAGGTTCCCTTCCATGCAGTACAGTTCCATGTTGGCGACTGACAATCCGTAACCACAGCCTGCCGGGACGGCATACTCAGTCGTAACGTCGCAGCCGTCCTGCATGAAGGAGTCATTGAAGCCGTACTGCTTCAGACCCGTGTTACTGGAGATGAGAGCCCGCTCCTTGCTGTCGAGCTTGTTCATGTAGCTGATGTACAGCTTACGATCAAGCACAACCATGTCGATCTGGCTCTCCTTAGTATCATTGCGTTTTGCCTGTTGAATGCCCTCGCGGACAGCCTGAACGCACTGATCATCCCAGGTGAACGAATCCGTGCCATCAGCCTTCTTACCCTTGAAGTAACGGCTGGTGTAGTTGACCACAATCGGCGACCAGTGATCATACTCAGGATCAGCCACACCGTTGGGCCACGAACCCTCAAGCTGCGAACCAGCCACAGCACCAAGGCCAGTGCTGAGTCCAGCGTAGTTGTCGGATGGCCAGCCAAACGGATCGTCAGGGTTCGCAGTCCGCTTGCTACCATCGGTGATGTTGACCGTGCCGTCGATGGCGAACATGGACTCAAGGCCGTGGAACCGAAGTTCGTTACCAGCCTTGTTGCCGTCGATGTAGATTTCCTTGGACAGATGCTCGCTCATCGACTCCTCAAGCCGCGTGGCCATGCCACCAGCGACGTTGATAAGTGCGGCCTGACCACGGTTCTCAAGCATTTCACGCTTGTAAATCGAATCTGTGACCTGATACCCACGGTACGGGAGGGTCGCGGTCGAGAAGAGATTCTGCCTTGCGAAAACGCGAGGAGTTTCTCCATTGTTGCCTGAAACAGGCTGATTTCTCATGCGGACTTGCCAGTTGAGATTGAGGCCAGCACTGTTCATAACAACATTGCCTGAGCCTTCCAGCATGGCGAAGACTTTAAAGCGACGGAACGTGGTCTGCTCAGTCTCCCGAAGGTAGTTCTGGATCGTAGTCTGAATAACCCGGGCCCAGTCAGTGCTATTAGCCATTTGGCTCTCCTAGTTCAGATGTAACCGGCGGCATTAAGGTTTTCCGCCAACATTTGCTCAAAAGTAAGTTTCTGCTTCGGCTGTCGCGGATCGTTGTTGGCGGCACCGGCTGACCGACTTGGATTTCGGCTGGCTTCCCGGCGTAAGTAACTCATGTTCTGCTGGGCAAGGTCTTGAGGTGCTGGTGCTTGGGCCACGGGGGCTTGCTGCACTGGCGGTGCCGCCTGGGGTGGTTGGGGCTGGTACTGCGGCTGGGGTGGGGCAGAGTCAAGTGAGTACCGTTGCCGGAACAACTCAAGCTCTACCTTCTCAACCGCGTAGTCAGCCCGATCCTTACCGGGCGGAATACCTCTCGCTCTTGCTTCGTCTATATACTTATGGAGTAGTAATCCAGCCGGTGAAACGCTACCTGTGTTCTGGTCATACAACCAGTCAGCGTTTTCTTTCTCAAAAGTATCGACATAAGCCTCGCGGTCGCGGGTGGCAAGCTGCTCTTGGATAATCTCCTGAGCCTGCTTTTGAGCCATTTCCGCAACCATCGGACCAATGGCATCCTCTGGGTTACTCAGAAACTTCTGGGCAAAGTCGGCCCGGTAGTTCTGCCACTCAGAGAGAGCCAGCCTCGCGTCATACGGGGCATCAGGATGGATTACATCCCGGCCACTCTCGTCCTTGGTGAGGTAACGCTTGTAGCTTTCCTTCAGTTCTGGCGGGTTCCACCACTTCTTGGCCTGGGGGGCAGCCTGTTGCGGAGCTTGCTGTTGGGGCTGTTGCTGCGCCTGTTGCTGGGATTCAAGCCACTTCTGGTACTGGGGCCGATTGGAGATGTACTCCTGGGTAATCGGCATGATCGACTGGTACTGTTGCAACTGGCGGGTAGCAGCTTGCTCCCGCTGCATAGCCTGATAGAGGCTCGTTGCTATTGCCCGGTCATCTTGGCCCTGAAACTGGGGCAGTTGCTTGAAGCTGTCCCAAGGCGAGTGTGCGACTTCAGCCTGGGGAGCGGAGTGCGATTCCGGCTGCGAGTCCGCAACAGGAGCATCATTCTCAACGGGAACGGAATTCTGCTCAATGTCTTCTGACATGGTGGCCTCCATTTAAGAAGTAAGACCACCGAATTGTGTCAAGGGTCTGGCGGCGGGCAATAGTTACGCGGAGTAATTACTTAGAGAGTAATCCGCCAAGCCAGTTGCCAGCCTTGGTTACATTGGTCTGGGGACGTACTATCTGGCCGTTGATGTTCTCTAGCTGCTTGATTGATTGCTGGCGACCGGCCTCTTCTGTGTGCTGGTCGGCCTGCCACTGAGAGTTACTGCGAGGGTCGTTCGTCATCAACTCAGCCCCTAGCTCGACTAAGTTAGTTGCATCCCCCGCCTCGTCTGTGAGGTGAGCGGTAGCGCGACCTCTCCACGTTGGCCTAGCAGTAAGATTCTTGGTGATCTCGTTTGCAGTGCTGCGAGCAAAGCGAGACACCCCAGGAACTCCCGCCTTTGCAACACCAGTGGCCACGCCACGAACCGCAGTGGGAACAGCCTTCATGGAGCCCACCGCGCCCGTCCCGTCGAGCATCCCGTTGCCAAAGCTAAGGGCTGCGTTGACTACGGGCTGGGCGTAACCCAACTGGCCGTTCATATGCTCTGGGAGAATGTGGTTGCCTATCGACCGGAACGTGTCTCCTGCGGTCATTCCCTCAGAAGCGGCATGTGCATCTCGGCCTTGCTGGATCAAAGCGTCGTTTGCCCGCCAGCCATTGTCCGCTGCCAAGGCCGGATTCGTGCGGTGGAAGTCAGAACCCTGAGAGCGGACGGCGGCATCACCAATCGCCGTCATTGGATCGGTCTGTACCCCGTTTGCTTTCCTAAGAAGGGCAGTCCCGATGAGACTCGCCCCATCCGAAACAGCCCCACCCATCTTGGTAGTGAAGCTGCCGACAAAGTTCTCGGGATTCAATATCTCCCCAATCCCACCCTCGGGGATGCCAGGGAACATCGTGCCGGGGCCGGAACCAGGGAGGTAGGCGTATTTCCTATCAAGCTGTTGAGCGTAGAGCTTGGCGGCACCATCCCTCTGGCTTGAACCTGTGTCCGCGCTCCCTGCCCAGGCGGATGGCCCCGGCATCCCGAACCAACCCTGGTCGGTTGACTTGGGCTCCTGGGGATCGAATGCCTCATAAAGCCGCTTCCGGCTATCAAGCTGGTCGAGATACTGACCACCGGGGGAGAGTTCGTAGGAGCCGGGAGTCCTTCCCTTGAGTTGGTCCGGTGTCCACCCCTTGCCTGTGTACCCACTGAGCATCTGGTCTTGAAGGGCCCGCTCTTCGTCATTCTGCGGCTGGTAGCTGGGGTGGCCAATCGCCATGTTGCGGCGGAATCTCTCCATTGCAGGCGTGGATTTGCCAGCCATGTGGGCAGCCGCCATAGCCTTTGCATTGAACCTAAGCTGCTGCTCCTGGGGAAGGCGGGCAATATCCGCCTCGTAAGCGTGAATGAGTGCTTCTTCAGGTGTCATGCGAGTAATGCCGTCCGTAGGCTGGGATTGGTGGAGCTAGTCTTGAAGTTCATGTTTGTCTCAAAGTCATTCGCCCCGTCCGGCCCGTGGGCCTTCATGATTTGCTGCAAAGTCTCAATCTGCTTCTCAAGACCATGAGCGGGGGAGCCGTAATTGGGGTGGCCTTCAAGATTGATGATCGGATCACGCCCAGTCATCTTGTAGTTGCGGATGTAATCCAGCACGTTGTCGAGCGTGGCCTGGGTGGCACCAACATCCCGCATCCCCGGCTGAACGGTTTCGATGAGCCGCTTCGTGTGGAACAGGAGATTCCCCATCTCCAGCCCATTGCTAGATAAATACTGAGCCTCGGGAGTGGTCAGAAGAGAACGGTTGATGTCACCAATCGCGGGCCGCTCTAAGGGGTTTCCCCGCAATCTCGGGCCACTCTGCCGCAGGATGTAATCAAAGCTGGGCACAGAGTGATGGAGGACACCGTGCCCACCTCCTTCATGCTGTCCTACGTTGATTCCCCTGGTGACAGGCTGAAACTTCCCAGCCGCCATCTGATCGCCGCTGCGATTCAGGAAGATGGACTGGGTTGCCATGTCCGCAAACCCTTGGGAAGTAGACTCGTCAAACCCATCCTTCTGGCCCCGATAAACCATCCACGGGCGATTCATTTGCTCTTGGATGTCATCTAGGTGGTATATCTCCGCATTCCCCATGCCGTGAGGGAGGTTGCGGTCAACAAGCCTGCCTACGATGCGGTCTGAATGGGGTCGATTGCCGGTGAGTCCATCCAGCATCCTCCAAGGAGTTGTCCGCGTAACGGCAACATCCTCAGAGAAACCCATAGCTCCATCAGCAAAGTCTGGCTTCTTGGAGGTATGGATCGTTCCCGGGTAGGTGTAAGTCGGGGAATCACCAGTGAGGGTGTCCCGAAACATATTCGTTCTCTTGCCTTCAGCCTTAATGGCCTCAAAGAGAGCGTTGTTGGTTACGGTCGAGGCATCTGGATCGCCCGTGGCGGCAATGGCTTCACGGGCAACCGACATGGGAGCCAAGTCCCCACCAGTCGTGTAGTTCCGGTCATCCAGCCGCTCCTCGACAACCTTCTCCGCTGCCGACATGGGGCGGGGGTTCTCAATAGCATAATCGTCAATCAGCTTGGCGTTCTGGTAGTTCTTCAGCCGCAGATCGTTCGCCTCTGGTATGGAGAGGACACGGGCGGGGGCCTGCAAGACTTTCCGAATGTTGTCTACGTTGCGGCCCATCAGCCACCTCCACCGATCAGGTCACTCACGGGGCTCTTTCCACCGGGCGACAAGCTCGGCAATCCCGCCTACGAGCGCAACGCCACCCACAACAAAAGCGAGGTAGCACACCATCGCGTAAGTCAGGTCAACAACGAAGCGGGCGGGTTCCATGCCCTACTTATGTCCCGGCTTGATTACCCTTGGCCCGCTTCTTACGCGCCCGGTAGTCCTTCATGTAGGCAGCCTTGGCAGCTAGGTGTTCCTTGTGAGCCACAGGGTCCATCCGCAGCACCCGCATCCGCTCATGGTAAGTCTCCCGATCAGACTCCCGGTGACGATCCTTCGTGATCTGATCAAAAACCGGACTGTTCTTCGGCCTGCCCATGAACGTGTCTCCTAATGGGTGTAATCGAACCGCCCTGATTACAAACACCTTCAGAGAGGCGGGCAATCCTTTGGACAAGCAATGGACAAGTGACTTGTCTACTGTCCACTGACCATTGCCCGCTGGTGTACTCACTGGATACTCAGGGCATGAGCAAGTCCAACACTCAGAAGGTGCGTGAGTACAGAGAGCGGCTCAAGGCAGACCCAGAGAGGTGGGCTGCATATCGGGCAAAGCAGTCTGGCTACCAACGCACCTGCCGACAGAAAGGCAGCGTGAGTACACCAGTGAGTACACCAAGGAAGCCAACCCAGGAGGAACGTGCGGCATTGCTGGCTGCGTTCGATGAGCCTGCCCCGTCAGTAGCGCACCTCGGCGGCAAACACGCAGCCCCAGCCACCGTCTACCACGGCATCCCACCTGACGCACTCATCAAGCAATACCAAGAACACCACGCCAAGCAGCTTCCCGTGCCCCTAGCCGATCACCCCTTCATCAAAGCCCTCCAAGAGAGACTGCCATGCACCCTAGTCAAGGAACTGCCCCCCAAGGAGAAACCGAAGTGAGCAACCCAGAGCATGAGATCACCAAGCTGCGGTGGGCCCTGAAGACAAAACAGAACATCATCGACCGGCTCAAAGAAGGTATCCGCCGCCTAGCCGACCAAGATGCCACCCTGTCCATAGAGGGCGGGAGTGTGACCGTGACGATGGATGCCACCCTCACCGCAGAGGAACGGGAAGCGATTAAAGAAGGTGCAGATGCCCTATATGGGATCGGGCACGACGATGAAGCTGCCACCCTCAGGAAGCTACTGGAGAGACTGTCATGACCTCCGCAATCCTGCAAACCTGTTCCGTAGTGCTGGTAGTGAGCATCACCGCGATGGTGGCCACAGGTAGCTTCTGCATGGTGTGCATGATGATCCGGGTTCTTGTGGGGAAAGACACAGACTGACTGGTTTCTGGCAGGGAGGGGTGTAATCCAGTTCTGGGATGGGGAAAAAGTCCGGGGGGGGAACTAACAGATAGGTGCGGGGGCGCGGGGGGGCTCGGGGGCCGCACACGCGATCACACGCCCGCGTTTCTTCGCCCGTGCGGGGATAGCCGCGAGCCTCCGCAAGCCCGCAGAACCGCAGCCACGGGCCTTGGCGGGCATTCCAGCGGGCGGGCGCGAGGGACCGCAGGGGAATCGTTGCCCCGTGGAACACTGTGGCAAGTTTTCGGCAGATTACACCCCTTTCGGCTGACTATCATCACCACCCCGATCATCATGCCCATCATTGTCGGCATGGTTTTCTGCCCGGTATCTGGCATGGTTTGGCTGGTATCGGCCAGACCATGATCGGAATCGGCCATCGTGCTTGGGTGCCTGCGCGGTGCTTTCCTGGGCTTGCCCGTGCGGTTCCTCATGGGCCTGTGCGGTGTCTTCCCCGGTTGGGTGTGCGGTGTCTTTCGTGCCCTCTCGCGTGCGCTGTCTTCGTGTGTGTGTGCGCCTGGAATCTCCGGAGGAGATTTCGCCCTGTTGGTTGGTGTCGGCAATCGACCACTCCGGTCGGTGCGGCAACCACAATCGGGGAGCGATGCAATGCGGATCATTGAGCAACGGCTATGCGATGCGGTGAGAGCGGGGCGACCATTTCGGTCTGGCAACACTGTGGCCCGGGTCATGGTGACGGGTGGCTTTCGGGTGGAACTGCACGGGAATGCGATTGCTTGGGCGGCGGGGCGAAAGCCTGACGGGACGTTCCACGGTGTGACCATCGACCACTGTGGGTGGAAGACTGCGACCACCAAAAGCCGGATCAATGCCCTTCTGAGCGGCATCGGCATCAACAAGCGGGTCTATCAACGCGACGGGGCTTGGTTCATTTCCGACTTCGGCCTGCGGGGGCATTCGGACACTCCATTCGACCGCTATCACACGCTGTAGTCACGCCCGCCTACTCCACGGAGTGGAGTTCGCCCTGTTGGTTGGCATCACCCCGAATTGGCCGATGGGGTTACTCGGCTCCCCCGGTGGATCACGTTGATTCACCGGGGGTTTTCTTTTCTTCACGCAAAGGGATCACGCATGTACCACGACATCATCACTGACGATCAGGACATCATCGGCACGGTCGAAATCTTCAAGTTCGACGGTGTGCGGGTTTGCGAGGGCGATTGCTGGGCTGACGAAGACGGCGAAACCCTCCCCGCCGGTTGGTACTGGTGGACCTGCGTCCCCGGTTGCCTGCCCGATTCTGACCCATTCGGCCCCTTCGCCACGAAGACGAAAGCAATGGACGCCGCGGAGCGTTCCTATCTGGACTGACGCCCGCATGACTCTCCGGAGGAGAGTTCACCCTGTTGGATGGTGGCGGTTGGCTGACGGAAGCCTTTCCCCGGTTCGACTCCGGGGCACCGCACTGGTTACGGGTTCGATTACACACTGAGGGCACCATCATGGGCAAAATCACGCTTGATACCGACGTTTGCGGCGGGGCTTACTGCCTCATCGTCAATGACGATGGTTCGGACATTCTCATTCAGTCCGATTGGGACTTGCCAGGGGTTGCTTCCACGTTTGGGTGGAGCGTTCGGGATGTGAAAACGCCGGGACGGGACTGCGACCACCACGGGACTGACGGCACGGTGGATTGCCCAGAGTGCGGGCTGAAAGCCGGGACATTCATCAGCGAAGCTGGCGACTGGATCAACAGTAACGACGGTGCGTCCGTTGATGACCCGGGCTATTTCGATGGCGAGTAACCAAGCCGAAACCGGGGAAACCCGGTCTGTCCGTAATGCGGGCACTGAAGATGGCTACACACACACAAGGGGTATCACAATGGCTGAAACGCTGACGATTGGCGACGTTACCATCACGGTCTGCGGGCAGGATCGGGATTACGAGGGCCGCACTTGCTACGAGGTGTCGATTGCCTTCCCAGAGGGCTATTCCTACACCGACAAGCAGGGGGAAACGCAGTTTATCGACCGGGGTTTTATTCACCGGGAACGTGACCTGCGATCTGGCTGCCAAGGCGGGACTGAGCGGGAGGGGATGGAAAGCCTGCTTTCCTTCCTGACGGCGGCGGCGGAAGCCTACCGCTACACCATGCGGACGGGCCGCGAGAGCGACAACAGCGACCTTTTCCCGGCCTTCATCGTGGAATGGGCACACCAAAACGACAGCGAAATTCAGTCTGTCCAGTGCATGTACGAGTTCGACCGCTCGGGTGAAAGCCTCGCGTAATCAACGGAGTTGATTTCACCCTGTTGGATGGCAGCGACGTTGGTTGACCGCAAAGTGGGTTCGATTCCCACTTGTCGCTCTGGTTCGATTGTTCACACCCTTGGAGAGCGACCATGACAAAGCGAGAAGAAATCGACGCGGTGAAAGCGTTCGTTGCCAGCCTGCCCCGGGATTCCTATGCCCGGGATGCACTGGAGCCGTTCCTGATGGAGTTTGAGAAGGGTGTCTATGCGGACTACGTTCCGACCGTTCACGACTCATGGCGGCACCGCCGGGAGGCTGACGAGGAAGCCGGTCAAGCGAGGAAGGTGCTGGCTGCGGTCAAGGAAGAAATCAAGCAGGCCAAAGCACGACTGCGTAATTGCTGCGTCGGCATGGGCACCCTGCTCGACCGGGCGAAGCAACTTCAGCACTCCATCGACAACACGGCGGAAACCCTGAAGGGGCTGCACGGTGCGGCGGATGCACTCAACGAACGGATCGCCAGCATATAGCGAAACCGGGGAAACCCGGTCTGTGGGTGTGACCCACACTGATGAGCTACACACAAAAGGATCAACCATGAAATTCGACCGGAAATTCGCCCAGTTTGTATGCGTTGGGGACACGATCAAGGCAGACGTTACTGACAAGTTGCAACTCGTTGCCACTCTCGTCTTCGACAGCGACTGCGACCCGCAAAACGAGGGCTGGTATGACGAGCCAGACGTTGAGCGGTGGAAGAATGACGAGTGGCATTTCGTGGGGGTTGTGTTGTCCGTTCAATCGCACGACGGCACGATCAAGAGGAACCTCGGCTCCCTCTGGGGAAACGAGGCCAACCTCAGGGACAATAACGACCACCTGACAGACGTTGCCAATGAGTTGATTGACGAGCGGGAAATCGTGGCCGCACTGCGGGAGATTTACGAGCCCGTAACCCGGGCGATTAAGACTCTCACACACACAGCCTAACGGAGTTAGGCACGACCCTCTGGTTGGTATCGGTTGGATGACGGCCCCGGCAATTTCGCCGGGGCTTTTCTTTTTCACGGGGCACACCATGCAAACGCAATGGGAATGGACACGGGTCAACAACGACACGAACGGCAATGGCCGGTTCGTCTGCCACTTCCTGCCACTGGTGCGGGACATGGCTGGCAAGGGATGGGGCACCAACAGCTTGTACAAGCTGGCCTGCAAGCGGGCCAACAAGCTGGGCGGTCGCAAGTACCACACGAAATCGTTCGGTGGTGGGGTGGTTTTCCAAGCGTATTCCAGCACGTTGCCGGACTTGGAGCGACGGATTCTTGAACTGCAAACCGAAGGGGGTGACGCATGAGCAGCATGGCATATGACGAACTGACCGAAATCGCCGGGGAGTATGGGCTGACACTCACGTTTGAGTTCATGCCACAGGTCTTCCCCGAAGACACCAAGTCCACGGACATGAGCATGAAATGGCTGGTGACTGTGCGGCATCGGGGCAACCCGTTGCTGGCCACCACCTACACCCAAGGGGTGGCTCACTGCCCGTCCTATTCGGGCGTCAAGTGGGGACGGGGCCTGACCGTTGCCCAGCTTGAGAACCTGCGGCGTGACTGTGCCAGCCCGCAGCCCAAGGGTGGGCCGAAGGAACCGCTGACCGCTCTGTGGTGCATCGCTTCCGACTGCCAGACGGTGATGGACGGTGGATCGTTTGAGGGATGGGCCCGTGAGCTTGGCTATGACACGGACTCCCGCAAGGCGGAAGGCATCTATGACGAGTGCGTTCGCCAGTACCTGAAGCTGAAGCAGGCCATCGGTGACGAGGGCATCCTGACTCTGGCTGCGGTCGAACTGTGACGGCACCCTGCCACCCCCTCTGTTCAGAGCAGAGGGGAGAGTTGGGGATCGTTTGAGTTACACACACGAAAGGAAACGCACGATGATTCTCGGGAAAAGCAGTGAACTGCGGAACTACAGGGGCTTTGTTTATGACGGCGGGCACGGCGGGCCGTATTGGATTGTCGGCTGCTTGTCGGCGGGCACGTTCAGCAACCTCGCTGACCTTCGCCGGTACGTTGACGAGAACCTTTGGGTCTGCCCAAGAAATGCTGGCGGCTGACTGAACACACATCCCATTACACGACGAGGTGACGAATGACCCTGAAAACGACGGTCGAACTGACGAGGGGTGAGCTTGGCATCCTTGCCGCTGCCACCCTTGGCGAGTGGACAGAGGCGGATAGGTTGCGGATAGATGGCAACCGCGACGGTTGGTATGACAAGAAAGCGAAGGAGCGGGTGGAAGTCCACCTGTACGAGACTGACAAGCTGTTCAACAAACTTAGGAACCTAATCAAGGAGATGGACGCATGAGCAAGCACACACCGGGACCGTGGGATACTGGGGCGGGCGACATGACTGTTCGCCTCAACCGTCTGGCCGATGAGATTGCCAATCGGTTTGGCGACCACTCTGACCGTCAGGTCGAGGGCAATGCTGCCCTGCTCTTGGCTGCCCCCGAGCTACTGGCTGCGCTGAAGGAGGTGGCAGAAGGTTGTGAGTCCAGACTGCGAAAGGGCAAGGACAGCGGCGATCTGGAAACGCTGCGTCTGTGCCGTGCCGCAATCAACAAGGCAGAAGGGAGGGGTGAGTGAGCGACAACCTATGGGCCTTGCTAGTGGCGGGCCTGATGGTGCTGCACCTCATGTGTAGTGAGTGACACACGACTGTTCGGAGAACAGTTCACCCTGTTGGTTGGTATCGACCCTCGGCAATTCCGCCGGGGGTTTTTCTTTTTCACAAAGGAACTTTGACATGGCGACGAGCGACATCATTGCGGCGATGGCAGCGGGCACCACGGCGACGGCAACCAAGACGGTGGGCAAGGGTAAGCGGGCGGTCGAGGTGACCATCACCCGTACTGCCCCGGCGGTGGTGGTGGTGGACGAGACTGTGACCGACGAGCCGGTCAGCTACACCGGCAAGCTGCCAGTGGATGAGGGCAAGGTGGTAACCGAAATCCTCCCCGGCTTGTCTCTTGTCCGGTACTCGCGTGGCTACACGGCACTGCGGGTGAAGGGCAAGGCATGGGGTGGTAACAAGGTGACGATTGGCAGGCCGCTCTGGCGGGAAGACTTGCTCGCCCTTGGCCGTGCCCTCCTGGCGGATGCAGAGGGAGCCCTGTCCTACGATGAGGCCCACGGCAAAGAAGAAGTTGTGCCGTTCTGAACACATACCACAAGGAGATTCGACATGGCAGCGTTAGACCCAAGGCCGGTGAAGGAAAGGATTCTGTCCAGCATCTCCAAGCCTGACGGGGAGGGCGGGTGCTGGGTTTGGCAGGGAGTAACACTTCCCCGTGGGTACGGTCAGATCAGCGTCCACTCTCAAAGGCATTACGCCCATCGACTGTCTTACGAGACTTTTGTTGGGCCTATCCCTGACGGCTTGGACATCATGCACCTGTGCGACAACCCGTCTTGCGTCAACCCGGCTCATCTGACACCGGGTACACGCAAGAGAAACATGAATGACGCATCTTTGAAGGGACGAGTCCCGCATGGGGAGAGGCACTGGGGTGCAAAGCTGACAGAAGACAAAGCGCGTGAGTTGATTGCGGTCAGGGATCGGGACGGTCTGTCTTACAGAAATCTGGCCAAGCTGTTTGGCATCAGCACGATGCAGGCTTGCCGGATATGCACGGGAAAGAGGTGGGCTGGTCTTTCAAGAAAGGAGGACGAGTAATGATCCGATTCGATTCCCCCATCCTCACCGCATCACAAGCGGCGAAGGTGGCGGGCTGTTCGGACAACTACATGCGGCGGTTGCTGGATGGCGGCAAGGCCACCGGGTACTACACCGGAACGGTCTGGCTGATGGAACTGAACGAGGCACTGAGGGTTCGCGGTGAACTTACGGTGCGGTCAATAGGCAAACGAAAGGCAGGCAAGTGATGAACGATAGATACAGGATGTGTCACATGACGCCGAAGGTAAGCGTGGAGTTGGAGTCCGGGGACACAGCGGAGCTTACGCTCGGTGACTGCATGAGGGTGATAAACCAACTCATGCACCACAAGTTCCTACAGTTTGACGTTGACCTGCCGCGAACGCTGATGGGCAGGGATATTGCAGAGTGGGAACAGGTCGGTGTTCACGGGACTGGTGAGTCTTGCTGGCAGTACGAGGACGATCTCGACAACCTGACCATCACTCTCCAGCTTGACGAGATCACTGCGATTGGTGGCCTGCCCCGGGAGGAGTTCCGTAACATCCCTAAAGAGAAGGAGGTGGAGTGATGGCAAAGAAGCCAAGCCGGGGCCGTGAGTACAAGGCGCAGCGTGAGTTCCTCATGCTGCAAGTACAGCGGGCTTTGATCCGGGGAATCTTGCGGCTGCATGACAAGGGCTGGACCCCCGACGAGATCGCAGCTTCGGTCGATGTGATGATGAAGGCCATCGGTGACACGATGGTCAAAGACCTTGCAACCAACGGGGAGATTGACCCCAAGACCTACGAGTTCACGATCCGCAGCGTGGAGTCGGTGATCAGCGCGGACAAGTATGCGGAAACCGTGGCCGATTGCTTTGAGGAAATGAAACGAAAGGAAGGTAAGTGATGAGAACGACGATGACTCTGGTGCTGGCACTGGTAGCTGGCACAGCGTTCGGTCAGTACCCCTATGCCATACCACCGGCATGGGGATACATGAATAAGAACGAGGCCATGAGGCAGCAACAGTTTGAGAATCAGCGGTGGCAACGTGAGCAGCGGGAGAAGGAAGCGAACTACCTATGGGGCGGCGACCCTATGGAGTACGCAGAGCGAGGTGCCCGCATTCGGATGATGAAGGAACAGACCCGGACCCTGCGGTTGCAGAATGACTACCGCGAGAAGACGGGGAACTTCCTCATCGACAACAATCCGTTCAGGTAGTTGACGTATACGCTTGTATACTGTATCGTGTGTGTGCGTTACTGTTCGGAGAACAGTTCGCCCTGTTGGTTAGTAGCAACGATGGACTTGGCCCCGGCAGCACTTCGCTGTCCGGGGCTTTTTGTTTTCACACCCAAAGGAATTGACCATGACCCCTCTGAATAGTTCGATTGTCGAGCGTGTCCGTAACTTCTTTCCCGATGTGACCAAGCAGTCGCTGTTCTCCCCGGACATGCGGCCCACTCCCCACTGTGGCCTGTTCAGAAATGACACGGGAGCTTGCTTCGGTCCTGCGGTCAGTGCCAACTACGAGCTTCACACCACCGATGACATCTGTGCCTTGGTGGAAGCGAGCGAGCCGGTGCTGGGTGAGTGCGGCGACGTTCAGTTGGGCTTCCGAGATGGACACTATGTCTCCATCCAGCCCACCAAGGAGCATCTGTTTACCGTTCACAAGAACGACACGGTGTTCCCCCGGCTGATCGTGACGGCCCGCTATGGCGAGGCTTTCACTGCCACCATCGGGTTGTTCCGGGTGGTGTGCGGCAACCTCGCCATCTTCCAGAAGGTGGCGGGAACCTCGGTGCGGATCAGGCACACCTACTCCCTCCGCTCCAAGATGGAAGACCTCATCGAAGACTTCCACTCGCTGCGGAATGGGGTGGGCAACCTTGAGGTGGCGATCAAGGAGATGGCTGACCGCAAGGTGCGGCTGGCTGATTTCCTCGACGGCATCTACGGCACCCCGCTTGAGAGTGCAACGGAGCGGTCGATCACCATGCACCGCAACCGCACTGAGCAGATCGTGCGGCGGCTGATGCGTGAGCAGGTTGCATTGGGTGAGCCCACTGCAATCAACGAGGTCAGTGCATGGGCCGCGTTCAATGCGGTACAGGGATTCATCCAGCATGACTCCCGCCGCAAGGGCAAGCCGGGTGATTTCGACCGGGCAATCATGGCTCTGTCGGACGCGAAGGTTCTTCAGGCCCAGCACTTGGCCATGACGATGGCGGTCTAGTCACAAGGCAGTGCGGGGCGGGGAGTGCGTTGCTCCTCGCCCCGCTGGCCACAAGGGGAACGAACATGAACAGGCTGACCGAATACCGAATGAGCGAGCGACGGCTACTGAAACCGGGGACACGATTCACCGCGAAGGGCGGGCCGGTCTACCAGTTAGCCGATGGGACTGCCGTGCCACTGGCATCACGCGGACCCTTTGAGTTCATCGCCTACTGTCAGGCGGATGGGTACGACTTTATCCAGGCACGGGATCGGGACGGGTGTAGTGCGGTGCTGCACCTGACAGGGGAGAGGAAGACTGCCAGCCCTGAGATTATCGGGCGACCTTACACGTTGGGGAAGGTGTTTCGTAAACAACCAAGGAGGAGGTGAAATGTTCAAGTTCAGATACAAGGATGGGCTCGCTCAGACTGAGACTGAAATGATTCGTGCCCTGCGTTTGCGGGGCTATGCCGTTGTGGTTGTCAAGTCTGACGCGATGCGGCGAGGCTTTATCGAAGAGGCTATGCGGAAGGCAGCAACACAGAAAGAGAGGGCGACATGATCGCACTGATTGAGATCGCGTTTCTATACTACTGGTGTAATACATTCAGCACCTCGGCCAACGACGGTGCGACCTACCGGCAGCGGGTCAAGGTGACTGCCGCCATGATCGTGTTCCTCATTGTGGCTGGGCATTCCGCCAGCAAGGATTTGTTTGCCGTCCTCGCTGGCTGGGCGGTAGCCATAGAGGTGGTGTGTTTTGTCCTGGCGTTCCTTGACTATGACGAGCGACTCTTTCCCCGGGAGGTGAATTGATGGACCCATACGAAGAACGAAGCGTAGCCCCAGTGGACCGCAACTCCCTGGAGTACCGGCTCTACCAGTTGGCTATCGCTTGCTACCGATACCTCGACGCGAAGGACCCAAAGCAAGCTGAGTTGAAGCAGCTTTGCAATGACCTACCGCATGAGTACGAAGAGAGAAGATTCCGCGCACACCGAGAGAGGAACTGACCATGACCACCGTAACCCTGACTGAGCGGCAGGAAGAAATCCTGCGGTACATTGCCAGCCACATTGACATCAATGGGTTTCAACCCAGCTTCAGAGAGATGATGGCACGGTTCAAGATCAGGAGCCCCAACGGAATCAAGGGGCACCTTCAAGCACTGGAACGTAAGGGAATCATTGCGTCGAATTACCAAACCTCACGGGCAATTTCATTTAACTGGAAGGAGTGGCTGTAATGCCCACATGCTTTCTTTATTCCAGGGTGTCAACAGAAGATCAAAATTTGTCGCCCGCTTGGCAAGCCGAAGTCTGCAAGAACCACTACGAGTTCAGCCTAAAGTCAAAGGGGTACGCACTGCACCCCGAAGTCTTTCATGACCACGGCGTGTCGGCCTATCATGTTGACTGGCGTGACAGGCCGCGAGCCCGTGAGATGTTCAACCTCGTCAAACCGGGTGACATCATCGTGGTGGCAAAGCAAGATCGTGCCTTCCGATCCAGCCGAGACAGAGAAAATACTTTCTACTTTCTCAACAAGGTTGGCATCGACATCGTGATACTTGATGCGATGCTCGACACTAGCACTGCCGCCGGGAAGTTTGCTGCGTCCGTGATAGCAGCGCAGTGCCAGTTTGAGTCTGACGTTAAGAGCGAAAGACAGAAGGCAGCCCACTCCATCCGGCGGCAGCGGAAGACACCGATGAAAAAGTTGCCACCCCCAGGCTGGAAGCTGGACAAGATGATTGACGAGCTAGTCCCTGACTGGGATGAGCGGCGGCTGATGGCCACGGTCTATGACCAGCGTGACAAGGGCTATCGCTCGGTGGCGGAAGCGGTGCGGGTACTCAAGGCGGCGGGCACACTGCGGGCCAATGGCTGCAAGTACACGCAGTCATGGTTCACCAGGGCCTACTCTGTCTTCCTGAGGAACTTCCCTTGCGAAGGCTACCAATGCCACTGCCGGTCGGAGCATAAGGCAAAGGCTCACATGAAGGTGGGCAAGCTCGTCAAGAAACGGAAGGACCGGATTGCAAAGCTAGTCCGGCCTCACGACGTAGCTTCCCCAGCTTCGCAGCAAGTAGCTTCGCAGCCTGCCGGGTACTGATCCCCTTGGACTTGGCCATCTTGCGGATACTAACCCCCTCTATCACGCTCTCTGTGATCCACTCCCTGTCCTCGCTGGGCAGGGAGTGGAGGGCGGTCAGTATCTCGCTGGTGATGGGGTCATCTTCCAGCCTCTCGGGTGGCAGCCTTCTTTCAATGGCTGTTATCTGAATTCTGAATGCACTTCCGTTGCGACTACGGATTTCTGTGCGGCACGACTTGAGAAGTTCGTGCATGATCGCCCGACTGAAGTAAGCCTTCGGGTCCCGGGCGGGATCGAACGTGCGGGCTGCCATCACACACGCCAGCCTAGCCGCCGACTCCAAATCCTCCCTGTCTACCACCTCTCTAAGACACGGGTAGTTCCCCATGAAGTAGTGCAGGCACGGGGCCACAAACTCCAGGGCCCTCTCGGCCATAGCTTGCTGGTCTGGGGTGAGCATAGTCACAGGCGCGCATGGGTTGCCTCCCGATACGTCCGGCTGCAATGCGATTCATAGCATTCCCGGCACCGGACATCTTCACTCGGCATACCGTATGGGTCAACATTGACGGTGGCCTTTTTGCCACAGTCAACGCACTCACCAGGGGACTCGGGATGGCTTGTTTCTTCGCTTGCCATGCGCGTACTCCTCTATCTTTTTACGGGCCACTTCGGGGGAAACCTGCAACAGTTCGCAGCAATCTTCCATAGTCACTATCCCCACCCCACCCTTTAGCCACCGCTCGGCGGCAGCCCAGTCATCCCGCTGCTGCATGGCCCAGGAGCGGCAGGCAAAAGCCTCCACTCCCCGGGCCTGCCGGAATAGGTTGCGACTCTCGGCTATCTTCTGGGCGGCATCATGCAGGAGCCCCACGCACAGTAACCTCCAGCCCCCTTGCAGGGTCAGGTTGTCGAGGTGCCGTGTCTCTATGTCGCCAGTCATTTCTTGGCCTCCGTATCTATCGCCATCAGGAGGTTCGCTGCGGCGTGACCCAGGTGATCCTCTGACTGGTCGCCAGCCAGGAAGCTGAAGATGTGGGCCAACGCATGGTTCAGTATGTCGTTGACCGGGAACCCACGCTCCCAGTTATTGAGCCCGTACTTCTCCGCACCCTCTGCCATCGTCAGGGCGACTCGCTTGAGCCCGATGAGGGGGACGAGATCGTACCGCTCGGTGAGGTGTGATCGCCGCGCCCCGGTGTCATAGAGCTTGAAAGCATCGACACCAGCCGGGGAAGGTCGGTCAACCTCAGTGTGATCAGCCAGTCTGTCCGTTTCTTCTTGTGGCAGACCACGGCTAACTTGCTCATACCAGCTTCTTGCACGGCTCGCTCCATCGTTGGGTGGATCGATAAGGCTTCCACCATCTTGCTCTCCACATGGAGAAGCGGAACCTCCGCTATCACCAAGTCCGCTGCCCCCCCCTCCACACAACCGTTGAACTGCTGTGACCGCCTCGCTGATTCCCATCCCATTACCTCCCTTAAAGTTTGAGCTAACAACCTTTCCGCACGCGCCCCCTTGGCTCGACTATTCACCGGCATGGCCACCCTCCTTCTCTCGCTTGGCCATTGCCTTCTTTAACCAAGCTGGCAGCTTTGGTTTGTGCCCCAGGAACAAGTACCTGTGCTGCACCCGGAGAGTCCCTTGAGTTACCGGACGAAGAACGTGTTGGTAGGTGTAACGCTTGCCCTCAACGTCATAGGTCAGGTAGTCAACAAGGTCATCCTCTTGCAGCTTCTCTGCCCGCCCGCAAAGCGGACCACCAACGTAGACAACCCTGCGTTTCATGTATCACCTTCCTTCACAAACACCCCCTCTTTGGTGAGCGTTCCCTTCCGATCCTTGATCTGTTCGTAAGCCGCAGCCAAACACAACGGCAGTGTTACGCCCGTCAACTTGCAGTAGATGATGAGCGTTACCACAACGTCACCAACCCCGTCAACCATCCCGGCACTGTCATTCTTCAATGTGGCATCGGCCAGTTCACCTAGCTCCGACATGGTCTTCATAAGCTGGGCCATAGGTGTGGAGTTGGGGATGATCTGCCTGTCCTTCGCCCACTGTTCCACCAGTTCAATCAGGTAATCCGTAGACTTCATGCCTATCTCCTTTCGATTCGGTACTCGGGACATCCACAGACAACACAGGGCTGGTTGTTTTCTTTGACGGCGTTGCACCGATTGCAGAAGCGAGTGCATCCGCCACGATCCTTCTCATTGCATTCCGGCAGCGGCAGCAGCAGTTGTCTTGGCATTCAGGCATTCCCCACCTCGGCTACAAAGAGCGGCCCGTGCTGGCCAACGTAGGCACCCAACGTGTTGAACTGAAAGAACTCCTCTGCCTCTTCCTCGCTCATGCCATCGCGGTCCATGAGAATCTTGATGCACTTCTCATGGGAGTAGACGGCAACCTGGGAGTGGTGGTGGTTGCTGGTGACACCGATCAGGGCATCCTCAAGGCCATCAGCCAGGAGCATCTCGGGATTGATCTCAGCCAGTCTGTCTCTGTCCATCACTCACCTCGCTCCATGTAAGGGGCTCGGGATGCCAGGAGTCGAGCGTTCTTCTCACGCTCCTCCGCGATCCATTGAGGTAGCTCGGTGGCAGGGTCTTCCTTCAGGGCAGCCCTGTTTCTCAGCTTGGCTAGGAAAGCAAGGTCAACCTCCCCGTCCTCCTGCTCCTTACAAAGAAGGACAACAGAGAGGGGGAGTGGCCTTTCGCTGTGGCCTTGATGGTGGTCGGAGTGGCAGCGGCGGCAGATCAATCCAAGATTTCTGGCATCCCAGTAATCCATACTCCTGCCTCTGCCGCAAATGTGGTGAACCTCTAGGGTCCTTTCCCAAGACTTGATGTGCTTACCCCACCAGCACACGAAGCACCTCTCGCACAGGTCAACGTATTCCTTGACCCTTCTGACGATTCGATCTGACTTCTTGCTGGGCATGGTTAGCTCCCCAGCTTGGCAGCTTGCCTGGGGGTCAGGCCGATGCGCCCCCCGAAGTCACTCGTCCATCCCAAGTTGGGGATGATGCCCTTGGTGATCTCAAGGTGGCACTCCATGCACTTGGGGACGTTGACCCCATCCTTCTCTTCATGCCAGACCTCTGCCTTATCGCCGCACTTGCACTTCATCATGGTTCTCCTTGGTGTATTGAAAGCCGGTTTTGATGGCCCGGGTCCGGCAACCGGGATGCAAACTAGAAAGCGTCATCGAAGGCGGCGGCTGCGGATGGTGCTGCCTCGCGTTGCTGCCACTTCACCCAGCCATTGCCACTCAGGAAGGAACCATCCTTGCCCTTACGCCTGGGGTACAGCTTGTTGCCCACTCGGGTCTGGCCAAAGCCAAGCGTGGCACCGCAGTCCTTGCAGACCATTTCGTGGTACACGTTCCCGTCCCTCTCACGAACAGCGGGCACGGTGTTGGCACTGTCGCAGGCACCACACACAGAGTTGCTGAACACCTCCACGGCATTGGCCAGTTCAGTGAAACACTCCTTCACATCGCTGCCCTCCACCTCAATCTCAAGCCTGTCTGACTTATGTCTAATACGCATTCAATCACCTCTTTCTTGGGCGGTAAACTTTTACAGGTTGGGAGAGTGCCCTTTCTGGCTCCCAGCCAAGACGAAGACGAGTCCTCAAAGTACGATCCGACATTCCGGCATCTCTCGCCCACTCAGCCAGAGTTTTCTTGGTTCCTTCAACCGAAATAATCCGGTTGTTTCTTGTGTTGTTTGCTTGCTGTCGCTTGGTTGCCCAGCGGCAGTTGGTGGGCTCGTAACCAACGCTGTTATTGATGCGATCCAGCGTCATTCCTTCAGGGCGAAGGCCCATGTCGCTCAAGAAGTTCTCAAACGAATCAAGCCACCTCTGGCACACGGAGATTCCCCTGCCCCCGTATCGGTGGTATTCAGGCGAATTTCTATTAGTGCAACGCTGAACCATAGACTTGTACGATGCCATTTCACGGCTCTCGGAAAGCCCGTGTGTTATGCGAGACAGTGCCACGCCATGTCCGCAGGTTTTGGTGGCACCGCACACAACGCTATGGGCAGCGGGCCGCGTGATCTTTCCGCATGAACAAAGACACTTCCATCGAACAAGATTGCCGTCCCGCTCTACCCCAAGGACATAAAGGTCGCCCCAATATCTTTCGGTTGGGTGCAAAAGACTTCGACGCACACTGGCCTCCATCTATTAACCCTATTAGGTCTACCCCAGTAGGGTGTATCTAAGTATCTATGTATCTTGTTACTAGGTTGCGCTTGTAGTTGCGCTTGTATTTCAGTGTCCGCTCTTAGGAAACTGGACGGGTGCAGGGAAAGGTCCTTGCCGGTTTCCCTTTCGGGCAGTACCGGGTCGAACCCTTCCCTCACCGATCATCCAGTTTCCTAAGAAGGGACTATGTTGTGTCCGCTCTTGAGGTATCCAGTGTCTTCAAGGGTCCCCGATCATCGCACTCACGGGGCTTGCATCTTCCTTTACCATTGCGCTGGTTACTGGCTGGGTCGTTTGCTTTAGGTCTAACCCTTTGGGTCTTGCCAGTGCCTTCCGTCACCACCACGATTACCCGTGGCCCTCCGTCTGATAACCCTTTAAATGTAAGCCCATCAGATCAGGGCCCACATCGACCGACTGCCTTGTTCTCCGTCCCCTTCAGGCGTATGGGGTAGTGTGAATACCAGCGTTACCCTGCCGATGAAAATCGGTCAATGGTTTGGTCAAAGAAAAATTTCCTCTGGCTTGCAAAATCTGACGCACTCAATTGGCACGACGTAGTAGGTGCAGTCTCGCCCCTGCTTTTTGTCATAGGCATCCTTGGTCTTCCACCTGTGCTTGGTGTGACCGTAGACGCAGGCCACGCACTGGCCGTCAGATGATTCGATGAAGTAGGCAAACAGGGCAGACTGTTTGGCCTTAGCATCCACCTTGTACTTCTCGTCAATGATGATGGTTGGGAATGGGAAGTCTTCCCTGCTTGTGAACTGGATGGTTCTGACTTTGTGTTCGGCTCGTAGCTGAAGCATCAGGTCGCCGCTATCCGCGTAATCCATGCGGGACTCAACGTCTGGTGTCATCTCGGTTGGTGACAGCCAGACAGACACGTTCTTCCTGCGAAGCAGGGCAGCGAATCTCTCTACCGCTCGTATGCTTTTGCGGAAATCCTCTAGGAATGCTGCGACTGGTTTCACCATTGGGCCACCTCCTCTGCCAGCACTGCCTCACGGCGATCCACCTCTTGCTTCACGGCAGCCGACCACATGGCATTCAGCTTCCCCTCCCTCAACATCCACTGGAGATATGAGAGGGGCACCACAGGGTCACGCAGGGGCCTTCCTCGCCATCTGCCAAAGGGCACCCTGAATCCACGCACGGTGGGAGTCTTGGCATCGGGGCGGGCGAACAGGTCACGGGACCGGCTATCGAACGTCACCCCCACTACCAGTTGCTTGCGCCGCTCCCGCTCGGCCTCCCGTTCCAGCCGCTCCAGTTCTTTCTGTTCATCAATGGCAGCTTGGATGTCGGCATCCAGTTCCTCCAGGGTCTGCTCCTCGCCGCCCTCGTCCTCGTCCTTGATCTTGTCGATCAGTTCCTTAGGACCCGCCATCAGAATGTCGATGGCTGTGATGGGCTGGTGGTAGCGGCTGGTGGAGGTGATGTCATGGAGGTGCCAGTTGGGCTTGGCCGATGCAGCGATGGCAGCCGCCCGCTCCTCGACCGTGTTCAGACCATCCAGCACCCCTGGCAGGGCGCGTGTGCCCCGGCCCAGCATCTGCATATAGGTGGCCTTGGACTTGGTGGGCCTGCCGTTGATGATGCAGCGGACCTCGGGAATATCGACACCCCGACCAAGCACCCGGCAGTTGACGATCAGCCTGCTCTCCCCGGCCTTGAACGCTGCCATCTCAGCCGCCCGCTCTTCCTCATTCTGGGTGCCGTAGACCAGCGAGGTCTTAACCCCATGCCGCTCCTGCATCATGTCCCGCATGAGGATGGACTGCCTCACGCTGTTGCAGAACATGACGTTGAACCGCTCGACCATCACTCGGTTAGCCAGGGCGGCAAGGTCATGGAGAACCTGTTCGCTGGTCAGGATGCGGTCGAGTTCATCAGGGGCGTAATCCACCCTGTTCTTTGACAGGTGGGCAAAGGACACCGACTCCACCCGATGGACCGTCACCAGGGGCTCCACCAGATACGCCAGCTTGAAGGCATCCCGTAGCTCCATTGAGTAGCCACAGTCTGTGTAGAACCCAAACAGGCTCTCCTTCTTCTTGGAGCGGAAGGGTGTAGCCGTGATGCCCAGCACCCGTGCCCCGCCCTCAATGAACTCCTTCAGGATTTCCCGGGCAGTCTTGGAGAAGAACGAATCGCACTCGTCCACGATGATGAGGTCGATCTGCCCGATGAACCTTCGGAACCGCTCGTTGCTCTGGAGCGTCTGCCATGTGGCTACGATCCAGCCCGTGCCCGCGTCAGCCTTATTGAAAGCCTGTTCGATGTCAGCTACCTGACGGCGAAGGTGGCGGATGGTCCCGGCCCACTGCTTCACAAGGTTGTCTTGCTGGCAGATGACCATGACCCTGGCCCCCTCCTTGGGCATACAGACCGTCGCCGTTGTCTTGCCCATCCCAGTGGGCAGAACCCCAAGGACAGCCTTGTGCCCCGCCCTGAAGCTGGCCCTGCAACCAGAGATGAATCCCTTCTGATAGCAGCGGAGGATGTCATCGAACAAAGGAAGGTGTTCGTAGCGTGGGTTGTTCATCAGACACCTTCCTTTCTGCGCCGCTCCTCACGTTCTGCTTCAGCCTGCAACCGACCGTACTTCCCGACCAACTCCTCCCTGAGAATCGTGTACTCGGGGGGCGCGTCGATCCCGATCCGCACGGCACCACCTTGGGTGATGTGCGTGACCGTGATCTTGATGTTCCCCGGTTCGATAACGATGGTCTGATTGACCCGGCGTCCTAGTACCAACATCACTCACCTCCGTGTGTAATTGGTTCGATTCCCAACGCTCCATCCAGCACCGATGACCGCTTTGACGGGCGACCACGCCGCTTCTTCACTGCAACATCTGGCTGGCTGCCATCGACAGGTCTGTCTCCTTCTTGTTGGCGAACCTCCCCACCCACCGGGTTGACCATTCGTGCGTTGTCCACTGGTCTTGAACCCACTTGATCCGCTCGGCCAGATCGTCCGGCACTGGCCTCATCAACCCGCTCCTGGCTGACCGGCGGTACTGGGTGTATTGGCTCCGCAGTTCGTGGAGCCTGAGGTCCGGCATCCGCTTCCTGACCTCTAGGAAGTCCAGCCCCTGCGACACCAGTTCCGACAGAAGCACCTCGTCCTCGTCCGTCATCTCTCTGTAGCCAGCCATCGAAGAAGTTCTCCGCTTGTGCATCCAACGCCGACTGCATCGTTCGCAACTCCGCGAACAGCAACGGCAAGACTTTCATTAAGACGTTGGGCAATTCCTGAAGGGTGGCCTTGCACAGGTAACCTTCAAGCTGGTCTATGTCGGCTTTAGACAGCACCGGCCACCTCCTCTTCCTTGGGGAGAAGGGCACCAAACTGACGGCGAAGTTTGGCAATCTCGTCAGCCGTCAGGTCACCTGTCTCAGCCAGCGACTCGGCCTGGGCGAACACCTTGGCAAGCTCGGCGGGCAGCTTGGTCAGGGTCTTGCACTTGTTCTCAACCCGCTTGTACAGATCGTTCTTCGCTGCCTTGGGTGCAGGGGCAGGAGCCTTCTCCTTGGCCACCTCGGCGTTGACTTGAGAGTGAGCTTCCTCGGCTTGCTCCAAGTCTTCGGCACCAACGCTCCAGCCACCGGCAAGCTGGAGGAACAACTGCTTCTTCGTGTAGGTGCTGGCAGCCTCAAGGGACTGGTTGTCCTCACGCCTATTACCATTTTTGTCGATCATGTCCCGCATCGGGAGGACGCACGACACCCACTCGCCCGTCTTGTGAACGAGGCGACCGACCATCACCAACTCGGTGCCCATGTAGCCTGTCTGAAACAACGGCATGGGGAAGCCATGCTTGTTCAAGGCAGGGAGCAAGGCAACACAGATGTCACCAAGCGTCGAGTAATCAAACTTGCCGTACTCATTACGGCCAGTCTTCTTGATCGGCTTGTACTCCATCTGGGCCAGAGCCAAGGCAGTTACTAGCTGCTTGGTTTCCGGGGATGAGGTTACGCCGCGAATGTAGTTGTCGATCTCCATGTGTTACTCCTTTGTTACTATTCGACCTGTGAAAAAACCCGATCCCCAAAACCAGGCATGGTCAATTCATTAACCTTGCCGTAACCGTCCTCCATCCAATCGCCGGTTGCCCTGCGACGAGCGATGTCAGTGAGAAGCTCATCCAGCCTGCGGCGGGCCCAGTCCATGTAGGAGGGCGGCAGGGTGATGACCTGGGTCAGATATGGGGCGACGGTTTGCGTCACCACAAAGTGCATGGGGGGCTCGGCCAACCCGCTGACCACTGCCCCCTGTTCGTAGAGGGCCGCACTGATTCCGTACCCGTAAGTCCTTACGGATCGGGCCCAGTCCTTGAGAATGTTCTTCTCAGAGGTGGTCTTGTAGTCCCCCAACTGTCCGCTGTTGCAGATGAAGTCAGGGCGGCAGCGGGCCATGACCCCAGCCGTGGACTCCCACCGGATTGAGGCTTCCCTATGGAGGATGTCTTCCTCAAGCTCGACTGCCTTGGGGTTCAGGCCAAAGCGGTCCTGCATCTTCCCAAGAATTTCCCCCATCTCGGGGGACAGGATGATCGCGTCCGAAGCTAGGGTGGCAAGCCACTCCTTGGTTGCCTTTTTTGTGGACAACCCCCCACTTGCGGTACAATGTTCTTCAGGGGCAGTGACCGCCCGCTCCGAGAACTGGTCGTAACCAATCTCCCTGAGCGTGTGCCAAGCACTTCCTAGCTGGAGGGCTGCCGACTTGGAGTCGGAACCCCACCCCATCTCCACGTTGTCATGGAAGACCGTGGCTGACTCTGCCAGACGAATCTGGGTGGAGCCAAGGTGAACCAGATCACCGTGATAGGTGGTGATCGGCTCGTCATAGAGAACTGAAAAGCGGGCGACGAGAGTCGAACTCGCAACATCTAGCTTGGGAAGATAGTCACCGCCTGAATTGGGGGAAAAGTTTTTGACTTCCCCAAAAGTGGTGCCATCTTCCTCCTTACTGGAGGTAGTCATGGGCTCTCAAAAGTCCTTTCTTGAAGTGGCGAAACAACACGCAGCCGTCAATGGAGTCGGCAAGGAATACCGGGACCACCTCTTGCGGACGGCGAGAAAGCTGTCGGCAGCCGGAATAGATTCCGTGGCTACGGTCAATGCTGATCGCATCAACAAACTCCTCGACTCCGTTCAAGGCTCGCCCTCAACAGTGGCCGCGAATCGAAGGATGGTTTGCACCTTGATTCGTGCCGCCGTGGGGCAACGTGCTGGAAAGATAATCGACGGCATCCGAAGGGTCAAGTGTTCGGTTCCGCCTCCAGTGGCATGGTCGGAAAAAGAATTGGAGAAGCTGTTGGCGGCTGCCGATGGCATGAAGAGAACACTTTCTTCAGGTTGCCCAGCCTCCCTGTTTTTCCGCGCTTGGATTCTGACCGGCTACTACACCGGGCTAAGATTTTCGGATCAGTTAAACCTGAAGGTGAATCAGCTTCGCGGCGACCGGCTGCACCATGTCATCAGCAAGACATCGCAGCCGTTCACAAAGGTTCTCAGTCAGGAGGTGGTGGCTCTCCTGAGGCAACTGGCAGACCACCCCGCCAACAAGGACGGCAAGACGTTCTTCTCATGGGCACTGAAGGAACACTGGCTGCGGGTCTGGTTCCGCCGACTGTGCAAGCAGGCTGGGCTGGAGGGCACACCCAAGTGGCTGAGAAGGAGCGGGGCCACAGCTTGCGAGGCTCAGAGTCCGGGGTCAGCCAGCCGCTATCTCGCGCACCGCTCCCCGGAATTGGCCCTCAAATACTACGTTGATGCCAGCTTGCTGCCGGATGCCATGCCCACCCCGCCACGGCTACAGCACAAACGGGTTTCCTAGATCGCCAACTGCCTGAGCCTGAGCTTTCTTCGCCGCCCTGGCTTCCTTCCGCATCTGGCGGTCGAGCCGGTAGAGGAGAACGTCATCGGGGTTGGCGTATGGCAGCATCTCTTCAGGAATGTAGCGGGACTCAAATTTCTTGATTGCTGGGGAATCAGAGAGCATATCGGTCAGTTCACGGCTGGCATCCATGCGGGCCGCATCTTCGCTGATGTTCGTGATCTTGCTGCCGGTCAACATATTGAAGGCATTCTGGCCCAGCCGCGCCGACAGGTTGGGCACCCGCTCATCGTCCATGAGTCGGTTCGTAAGCTGAAGCACTCGCGGGGCATGGGGCACGAAGTCGAGCAGCATATTGCTGCCCTTCAACAGGTAGTCCGGTGTGCTGTATGGGTCCACGCCAGCCGCCCGCCCCAGCTTTTGGATCGTGGGCTCAAACTCATTCAGCGATTTACCAGTGTGGAGGTTCCGGCCAGACAGTAACTCCACCCCGTCGCGGATGATCGGGTGCATTAGCTGACTGGTAGTATCAAGGAACGTGTTATATGCACTGTCCCCGTACTTCACGCTACCATCAAGCCCCTGCTTGATGTTGAACATATTGATAAGACTGCGACCGGGAACGTCGATGCTGTTCAAGAAGCTGTTGACACCCGGCGTTTCCGGTGCCAGTGCGTCAATCACACTGCCCAGCCCGGGGACACCACGCAATCCCTCCAGGCTGAACCCTACGCTCTCCTTGATTTGCTTGGGCGTATAGGAATCATCGGGGTTGTCAGCGTCAGTCTGATTAACAACGGCATCGGGTGCCCGCAGTGCTATGTTTGTGTAAGCACCACCCGGTCGGTTCCATATCTTCTGTGCTACATATGCACCAATTCTGGAATTGTAACTCCAGAAGGGCACGAAGCTCTTAATGAACCCCTTCTCAAACCTTGTTAGTGAACCGTAGTCCACCTGAGCCGCCATGATTCTGCGACTCGCCTCTGGCACACTGACCCCTTGAAACATTAAACCGGCGTAACCCCCAACCCGATTGATCGTGTCGGTAGTGTCACCAAGTTTGGCACCCCACCTCAACAGCGGGTCAGTGAGTTGGCGATCAGCGATGTAGTCAGAGAAGTTCTCGCCACCGAATGGGTTGATCGCCCCAGCAAACCTTCTGAGAGGGTCTGTGTATGACCTGAGTCCACCTCTATAGAACTCGGAGTAGGCGGCATTGTTCGGGCTGAGAGGGGTTCTGCCGCTCAGTGCATCACCGACTTGATAGCCAACGGTGGTGACAGGGCTGGCACCAGGGAGGACGGCATCGCGGATCGACTCGCCTGTCTGGCTGCCGGTCCATCGGGAACCAACGTCTTCGATCCTGCGGCCACCAAGAATCCCAGAGGCACCCAGGTCATCGCGGAACGCTGCGATGGCAGCATCCATGTTGGTTTCAGCCAGCGTTTTGTAGCGGGGCATCTGGGCGACGAGTGGACCCAGCCGGTCGGTCTGCCCCTGGAGCAAATACTTGGCGGCGGCATACCCGTTCCGCAGATCGTTGACGTTGCCCACCTCAATGGTGTTGCTGATCGCACCTGAGAACCAGTCACGCGCAAAACGGGCAGGCCATGTGAGGATGCTCGACTTCCACATATTGGTCAGATCGTCCATGAATTTCCCAAGGACACCCTGCACTTCGGGCATCGCGTAGTAGTCGGAAATCCTGTTGAATCGGTCAACGATTCTCTGGTCGATTGACACGTTGGCGAGATCGGCAGCGGTGAGTGTCTGCCCCGTCCCGGCCAGTCGAGCATTGATGCGGTCGAGGATTTGCTGTTGAGCCCCCTGCAACACACCATTGGTATTGGTGGTGCGAAGGTCGAGGTCTGTCAGCGTCCGCAGCATGGAGTCATGGCTACCACCCGGGACTTGCAGATAGTTCTCAAGGTTGGCCGATGACCCCAGAGCGTCATAGAGAACCCGCGACCTACCGATGGCCCGCTCTCTGCCACGCACATACCGGCTGGCATCCTCTAGGAAGTGCCTGTCGAACAGTCCTCGACCAGACTCCAGAGCTTGGGGGCTCATGGACCGGATGTCCCTGGCCAGCTTGGTCGCCTGGGCCCGCGTGTAGGCAGGGCCAGCACCCACTCGGGAATTGACTGTCTGAAGAATGTGGTCGGCAGCAATGGCATCGTTGGCCGCGCCGGTGACCGCAGCATCTCGGGACAGTTCATTGATGGTCTGGGTGCCACCCGGAACTTGGTAGGCCGAATCTCTCGCAAGCTGGTCGCCGGTCATTACAGACCAGTCTTTGCCCGCCTTGCCGCCCATGTTGGGTGCGTTGCGTCCAAACACACCATCGTCCACACCACGGGGGAAATACTTTGTTCCGTAGGGATCGTTCAGTTCTGCGGAACCAATGCCAGCTTCCCGGCTGCGGGTGATGTAATCGTCGGCTGTCTGCCGCCACTGGGTAACGAAGTCATCTAGGTTGTTGCTGGTGACGAGTGCTTGGTCGGCAGCGTTGGCTGTTCCCTCAATGACGTTGCGGACGGCAGTCGAAACCTGGGGGTCACCGAATGCGGCGGGCGAACGCTCTGCCAACTCCCGGGCCATGCGAGTTGTCCACCGGGAAGCTGCCTCGGTGGCCGCTCTGTCAGATCGGACAAGACTCTTAGAGAGGATTTGCTGCCCCTCTTCAGTCGCACCCTGCACGTTGTCGCCAAAGATATTGCTGGCAGACACTCCATAGCGACCAAGTTTCGACCACCGCAGTGCCTGACCAGCCCGGTCAAACAGGGCAGCGGACCCAGCACCTAGAGCCCTGCCGCCAAAGGCATCGGGAATCTGGGCACCCACCGGGCCACCAAGAACCTTAGGCAGCCACAACCCCACATCGTTGTAGAGCCGGTCGTTTGCCACATCCGCATAGCCCATGCGGTGGTTCTTCTGGAGCCACTGTTCGATACCCTCTCGGGCTGCGTCTGGGTTGGCCTGGGCCTCGACCAGTTCTCTGAGCGTGGTGTTCCTGCCTGCCGTGCGACTGCCGACAATCGGGCGGGACAACAGGTCATCATCGGTCAGGTCTGCGATGCCCTTGCCGAAGTTGTCATGCAGGGAGCGGGTGGCGTTACGGGCGTAACCCATGTCGCCAAGCCGGTCGATGTCCCTGGCACCACGGGCAACGTCATCGACAAGATTGCGACCGGCAACTCGGGTCACATCGTCTGCGATACCAGCCGCCCTGGCCGCGAGCGTAGCCTTGCTGGCAGCACCCGCACCAAAGGAAACAAGATTCAGGGGGTCAGTCCCAGCGTCGAAAGCGAACTCTGCGATTGGCCTGCCCCAGCCACCCCAGGCATCCTCGCTCGGACGAATGCCATAGGCATCCATCGTTTCGCCAGTCTCTGATCCAGAGAACAGGGGCCGTCCCATCAAGAGGTCATTCTTGAGGGAGTTGGCCCCGTTCAGCAACCCAAGCAGCTTGCTTGAGGTGGGGCGGGTTCCGCGAGTCAGACCCTCCAGTGCCTCATCCCGCTGCCATGCGGGGAGGTCTGCCAGTGCAGGCGTGTCATCTGCTATTGGCAAAAACGGATTGCTGTCGAGGAGCGGGTTGCGCCATGCCATCAGTCAGCCCACGGGGTAAGGCCACGGATTGCGTTGCCAATGCCAAATCCAAGGTTGTCGCCAAACTGGGCATACGAAGCGTTCTTCCCAAAGATTCTCTGGAAGTGCTTCTGGTTATCCACCGTGTCGGGCAGGCCAGCATACTGCATGAACTGGGAATAGCTCATGTTGCCAGCCACCTGTTGGAGTTCAGACAACTCATCCGGGGAGAGCTTGTCCAGCCGCTTCGCCATGTCTCGGACGATGGGCTGGTAGTGGTTCTCCACTGCCTTCTTTGCTGCCGCCGCATCACCGTTGCTTCTCTGCATGTGCAGGGTTTCAATGGCAGTTTTGCGTCCTTGCCCAGGAGGCATCGCGGCAATCTCCTTCATGCCCTTGTCCACAGACTCCAATGCTGTCGGAGGTACTGGCTTCTGGGAGGCGAGTTCACCCTTCGCCTTCTCGGAAGCATTGTGCTGATCGGTCATGTTGCGGGCGGCATAGAGGAAGCTCTGCCCGTAAATCTGTCCGTACATGGCAGCCTTCGCACTGGCATCGGCTAGGTCGCCCCGTGCCGCACTGGCAGACACATCCTCCATAGCCATGATGTAGCCGCGAGGTACACCCATCTGCCGTGCAATGTTGTTCTGCTTGGCTTGGTTGTCCACGTTGATGCCGATCTGGGCAGCCTTCTGGGCATCCAGATGATCGGTCAATGCACGGGTGGCTACAGCCCTGGCCGAATGACCGCCATTAGTCTGGTCATAAGAAGCCGCCATGTCTGTGTACAGCGCAGGATTCTTGGCGATTTCATCCCGGTAGCGATTAGCTTGCTGCTTCAGAAACATCTTCCTGCGGTAGTCATCGGGCACGCCCATGCCATTGGTTCGTGGCTGCGGCGCACCTTCCCCTGTCTTGACCCACCCGCCACCGTAGTCTCGGTAGCCAGCCGCCAGCATCTCTTCCCTTGTTGCCGTCTTGGGATCGACCGTGGGAAGGGGAGGGGGGGGTGGTGCCGATGGCTGCGGGGGAGCCGGGGCAGGCTGCGGATCACCACCACCAATTCCATTGAGTACAGTGCCAAGCCCATAGCCGCCAGCCGCCACTGCGGCAGCGATCTGAGCCGCCCTCTGCCAGCCACTCACGCCAGGAGCCCGGGGTGTTGGCGTTGGAGGGGCTGTCGGCCCGGGGAGATTTCTAGTCGGGGGAGGCGACGGCAGGTTGCGGCCAGTGGGAGTAGGCGCAGCAGGGGTAGGGGCTGCGGGAGTAGGTGGCACAACGCCGGGGCGACCGGCTGGAGTTCCGGGGCCAGGGAACGGTGACGGCGACACAGCACCATTGGCGAGATCGTTAAGCCACTTGATTCCATTTCTGATCGTTCGGCTCATGCGTCACCTCGTCCAGTTCTGGAGAATTTGCGTGTTGGGATTCAGGCTCATGTTGAAGTTACGGAGGGCACGAATCCGGTCCTCGGGCTTGGCACCCAGGTCTTGGCTTCCCTCGCCGCCACGGGGAACGTAGGGGAAGGGGAATCCCTCTGGGCCTTGAGGTCCCATCGGCGGGATGTTGCCCGGGGGTGGCGGCTCAATGCCACCACCAACCGGCGGCTGCCCACCACCAACTGGAGGTTGCCCGCCACGAATCAGGAGTTCACGAATCCCCAACGCGCCACCAACAAGCCCAGCCCGCTTGGCCCATTTCTTCCACTGAGGCTCGGCCTGCGGCGTTGCATCAGGGGTGTGTACGGACGGGTCCTCAGGACGGTTGATTACCACATCTTCTAGGTCTGGCTCTCTCTTAACCTCAACCGGATCAGGCTCTCGCTTGATCTCAAACTCTGCATCAATCGGCTCGTTGTTGAGGTCGAGGTCCCTGCGGGGCGGCAGCACCTCAACGGGATCAATGGGTGTGGTCGATGCCGCCAGCTTGCCACCCTGAAGGTCGGCAGTAGTGCTGGGGATCAACGCACCACCTGGGGCAGTATCCTGACTACCGGGCACCATAGAGCCACCGGCAGAGCTTGGGTTAGCCGGTGTGACAGGAATCAAGTCTCCCCCGGTCTGGGCCGGAAAGGGATTGAACGGACGGTTCAGGGTGCCAGCCTCGCGGTCCATCGTCTGCATGGAGTTGATGCCAGACATGGAGTCCAGCCGCTCTGCCAACACCAGCCGTCGCTGGAGTTCGGCAATCTTGCTGGCCTTCGCCGCCGCAGCACTGGTGCCTGGGGCCTCGGGCTCATTGGACTCCAAGAGTTCCCGAAGCTGCTGACGCAAGACAGAGGAACGCTCCATCTCGTTCCCAACCGTCTTGTTGAACTCAGCCTGGAACTGCCGTCGCCGCTCTAGGTCGGAGTCGCTGACCATCCGGTTCTCCCGGTTGTAGGCAGCAAAAGGACGGTCGCCGTCAGGGATATACTTTTTCTTCCCGTCCTCGTCATACACAACCGCGTTGTAAGACCCTGGCTTGTTGCCGGGGAGTTCCTTGGCAGGCTTGCTGTTCACCCCACGGCGGTCACCCAAGTCTCGGCCAAGGGCAAAGTTGGGGTCCACCTCTTCGGTCGAGATCGGCTCACCTTCACCACTCAATCGCTGTTGCAGATCGGCAAGCTCTTCGGGGCCAACCTCGTCACCAAGCTCCATGCCGGGATTGCCTTGAGCGATTACTTGCTTCGGGGCAGGAGCCTCGCCACGCACGTTCGGAGTGCCAAGGTTGGGGACGTTGGCTGGGTCCTGAGTGGTGGAAACCCCATCACCAATGCCACCAGCCGGGGCCGCAGGGCTGCCGTCACCAGGGCGGGTGCTTGGCTTGTAGTTCTCGCCCCATCCTTGATGCCCGAAAATGTCCTCAAACTTGCGGGTAAGGGAAGCAATCGTTTGCTCCATCATCAGTGCCCGCTCTGCCGTCTGTGCGGCCTTCACTGAGTCAGGCATATTCTGACGAAGAAGCGGGCCAGCCTTCTTCTCTGACATCTGACCAGGGGGAATGTCGCCGCCGTTCATCCGGTCAACAGGGAAGTCAGGATCGTGGTTGTAATCCTGAAGCAACTCAGTCGCATCCGCTCGCTCGCCTGCCGTGACGGGCGTGACGTTCATGCTCTCTTTGTTCGTAGTGGAAACGAAATCACGGGCGAACTCTTCTGCGGAACTGTACTGTTGGTTGGGGGTAGTGAAGTCGCCCCTCTTCACTGTGCGGAAAGCATCAAGTGCATCGCTGTGGTCGGCAGGCCGGACACTCGTAACGTGTCTCTTCATTTTGCTGCCGGTGTTACCCGGAGCAAAGACGCTAGGGTTGTCTTGTCTGCTATCCGCAGTGTCGAACATCAGCGGATCGCTTGCCCGCTTGCTGTCGATTACGTCATGGGCATTGCTGTTTTCAGCAAGCCTGTTCATTAGCGCGGTGGCTTTCTGCTTTGGGGTCTGAGTGCCTGCGGCCAGAGCCCTGCCTGGGGGACGCGGATTGACTCCCGATCCCCGTGGAGTGTTGGCGGCATCGTCATAGACAGGGCCAACACGAAGTCCCTCTTTGGCTCGCTCAATAGCCCGCCGAGTCTGGGGGTCAGTGTTCTCGTCTGTGTACTTGGGGTAGTAGACGGTGTTGCCGTCCTTGTCCTTGCCCTTCCTCAGACCAAGCTCACCACGATTGCTCGTAACGTCCTTCAGAACCTTGGGGTCTTCCGATGGATTCTCTGGCTGGAACGGTTTTGGCTCCATCCCTGCCTGTGCATCAATACCGTCCAGGCGAACGCCACCGCCAGGAGTGGCAGGCTTGTTCTGAATCCAAGAGGCATCCGGGTCCACCCCATTGAACACCGCATCGACCAGCATCTTGCCTTCTTCGGTAAGCTCAATCGGGCGGGGCTTCTTGGTCGCGGGGTCAATGCCAGCCACCTGGGGATTGCGTGTTTCCGCCGTGATGGTTCGCAAGAGCTTGTCTTGCTCATCGGGGGACATGTTGTCCACGATCTTGCGAAGCTGTGCCAAGTCCTCGGGCGCACCGCTGTAGATCAGGTTGCGAACAAAACTGAGAGGAAGGGCAGTGTCTACGTTGTGACCAGCCTTGTTCGGGTTCTGGGCCAGGGCCTTGCGCGCGGCCCCTTCGCCAGTCTTTACGCGAGGTGCGTCAGGCACATTGTCGGCCTCTCCAAGCAGCTTGCGAATTGTGCGGCTCATGCGTCTTCCTTCTTCTTCTTGCGGCGGAACGGCAGGTCTTTCTCAGCAACCAGATCGTCCTCTTCCACCTTGGGGGTCTTGGGCTTGCCGTTCTTGGACTCCTTCAAGTCAGCGAGGGAGTTGGACTCTTCTTCGTCCTTCTCCGCGTGCTTCTCCTTCTCCTCGTCGGTCTTCTTGCCGTAGGGGAGTTGGTTGCGGACAAGCCCATTCAGCACCTTCCTAAGCTGCTTAGGGGTGAGGTCATCCAGATCAAGGCCCGAAATCGCTTGGTGGCTCATCGCTAACTCCTATGCAAGACCCTTGCCCAACATGGCAAGACGCAGCCTTAACGCTGCCTGATTGCGAGCGTTTGCAATGGACGCTCGGTTGGTTGTTTTGTTGAAGTCGTACCCAAATCTCGCGTCGTTCTTTTCGGTCCTCTGGCCGTAATCAAACGCCATAGCCCCCTGTCGGAGCATCTGGTTGTCGAACGTGGCCTGACTGTTGAACTGTTGATCCTCGGCCTCAATGCCCGCCCGCTTCTGGGCACCGGCGGCATTACCGGCAGCCTCTTGCTGGTTGGCATACATGGCTTGGCTGGCACCGGAGGAGACACCGCGATTGCCAGTGTTCCTTGTGTCGGTGGCGGCGGTCTGCGATTTCTGAACTTCACCTGCGTAGACGTTTGCCGCCATGTCCTGAGTTGCAGAGTCTGCGACCAGCTTTGGTGGCTTGATACGGAACGGGGTGTTGTCTGCACTAAACATGATTACCCAATCAATCCGATATGGCCGGTCTGCCAATCACTCTGCAACCCTATCTGTTGCTCAAGCAGCTTGGCGGCGAATGAAGACTGTTGGTTGCGCTGGCCCATCAACTGCTTGTATCTGCCCATCTGAGCCTGCCGCCATTGCTGGTTCATCTGCTCGCCCTGCTGCATCTGCTTGTTGCCCATCTCGGCATTGGACTTAGAGACATCTCGGTCAACCTGCGCGGCGTTTGAGAACGCGAGTCCCTTTGATAAATCATCAACGGCCCGGTCCCCCGTCGCTGTGCCAGTGCGAGGAGTGAAGGCGGAACCCTGGAGCAAGGATTGCTTTATGGAGCCAGCGTTGACCCCCTGCCTATTGGTGGGCATCTTGGGTGCAGACGATGGGGTAGGTGCTTTCGGTAGCGGAGAGTTCATGGATTACCCCAGCATTAATCTGGCCAGGGGGCTCTGGTACGGGTGCGGGGTTCGCTTGCCGTTTTGGATTCGGTAGCCACCAAGACCCGCCATGTTCAGGAGCGAGCGATTGCGGGCCTGACGGGCGGCATCTGACGGGGGAGAGCCGTATCCGCCCTGAGGTTCAGCCTGGGCCCTCTGGTTCGCCCCCTGTTGCCGCATGGCCTCTAGCTGGTACTGGTGCTGCCGCTCCCGCTCGTCCTCTACCTGCCTCTTGCGGGAAGCCAACTCGCTGGCCCACGCCGCATTGGTTGCCGCGTACATATCCTTTTGCATCGCAGCGTGTTCTTGAAACATATTCATGCTGTTCTGCGGCTTTCGGGAGGGGGCAGCCTGGACAGCCTGCGGTCGAGGCTGGGCGGCTGGCTGCGGTGCCTCTTTCTCGTCTTCCTTCTTGTCATCCGCTGGCTTGGCAGGGGCAGGCTGTGCGCCACCCCAGTTGAAGCTGCCAAGAACGGAGTTGGCCCAAGGGTTTTTCATCACCTTATTTATGTCCCGCTCGCGTCAAACTGAAACGCTACTTTGGGCTTTTCTCTCAGCAAGCGTGACCGCAGCCATGACCAAGCCCCTCCCGGCCATGCGGACAAACGGCAGGCCTCTCTTTGCTGACTCTTCCCCTAGCCAATCAACCACTGTCTCAATGTTATCCTTAACCCACTGGCATCCCATCTTGTCCATGTGGGCAGCCCTGGAGTTACAGCTACAGGTGGGGGTAGCCGTAATGCCAATCTTCTTTAGCAACCCCTTGAGTTGGGTTCCGGCTAGGCACTCTGGCGGCTTGGGTTCACGGGAGTGTGGGAAGCTGGGGTGGGTTTCGTCTATCGTCCACATATCCCCTGCCTGCTTGACTACGCAGGGCATAACCTCGGGCAGGGAGTAACCACGCTCTCGGCATCTGGCTATCAGGTGGTCTTTGTTGCAGGTAATCATGGGAGGGGGTTGTCTCCTTGTCGCCCCACGCAGGGAGGATTCGGGTTGGCCTGTAGCCATGCTTCGCAAGCCGCCTTGCTTGTGCAGTCATACGGACGGGGCGCACAATAGGCTGGGGGTAATGGGTCTGAGTCATCCCATACGGCATCAAGCCAGCACTCACCATCACCGCAATCAGGCGGCGACCATGTGCATGTTGCATTTGGCGGGCAGGGGTCGGGGGGCGGCGGCTTGCAGGCAGCTTGGCACTCCTCCATCGTGGCGTAGACTTCCGGCTGGCCCGCGCACTCGTTGCACGGAGCACACTCCCAGATTTGCGAGAACGGCCCCTGACAAATGTAGCCATCGGGCTGCGGCGGCTTGCA